CCTGTGGAGTTTGCCACTAACGTACCACTCTTTGGTACCATCCAGCTGTTCGACCGCAGGGCCGTCATCCCTGTGTCGCCTCCCGCCCGGGTACCAAAACTTACCACTCCTTGGGCGTTCAACGGCCGGACCATCTTCGCGGTGGAGTTTGCCACCAACGTACCACTCTTTGGTACCATTAGCCCGCTCGATGGCGGGGCCACCATCCCTATGGAGTTTGCCATTCTGGTACCATTCCCTGGTTCCATCGGGGTATTCGATGGCGGGACCATCATCCCGGTGCAACCTACTACCATCACAGGTCCAGCGCTTAATCCCAGTTCTGGATACTGATACTTTATCAGTCATCTTACTCTCCTCCGGTTACTCTATTCCTAATAAGGTGTTCTGCATCCTTAGGAGCAAAATCTTCCTTCCACAACTACACCGTTTATACACCAGAACTTCGAGCCGTCGGGCCACTCAATGGCGGGGCCATCATCCCTGTGCAAGAGGCCGTTTCGGTACCAGGCCCTTGTACCGTGGGGGTGCTCCACGGCAGGTCCATCGATTCTGTGCAACTCGCCGCTGCAATACCAGAATTTAGAACCATCCGGCCTTTCGATGGCGGGCCCATCCTCCCGATGTAGATATCCATTTTGGTACCATTCTCTGGTACCATCCACGCACTCAACAGCCGGCCCATCTTCGCGGTGTAGATAGCCACTCTGGAACCACTCACGATCCCCATTAGCCCGCTCGATGGCGGGGCCATCATCCCTGTGTCGCCTCCCGCCCCGCCACCACTCTTTGGTACCATCCAGCTGTTCGACCGCGGGGCCACCATCCCGGTGGAGCTTGCCGCTTTGATACCACTCTTTGGTACCATCCAGCCTTTCGACGGCTGGGCCATCTTCGCGATGAAGTCTTCCGTCACGGGTCCAGCGCTTAATCCCAGTTCCAGATACCGATACTTTATCAACCATTTTACTCTCCTCTGCCTTGGTTACCCTTCTTTTCTCTTCATGCCACCATTATAGTCAGCCAAGTGGCTGTAGTCAACAACAACAGGGATGCCAAGCCCGCATATCAGCTATGCCGGGGCGGCACCCACCATACCATCACCAACGGACATCCGCACTTCCCTCCTTTTGGTTAACATCGGTAGAAAGCGGTTCTGGCCAACGAATTGAGCCAGGCCCTACACAAGGATCGAAAATTACTAACTGCCATTTCGGATCCAGTAGAATACCAGACGACATTAGAACCTAAATGCACTACGCGGGACGCCCGAATATGCGGAGGAGCCTTAGATGCGGCCTCGGCAACCGCGTAAGCAGACCAAGTTCTAGCGGCTACCATAGGGGGTACGGGTTCTTTAGCCGCCCACTTACAAAGTGTCGGAGTAATAAACCTGCGCCAAGCACTATCCCATGCTTCTTCTCTGTACAAGGCACTTCCGGTCTTTAAGAATTTCTTCACTGCAGAATCTTTCGATACGCCATCAAAGCAAGTATATGCGGCACACGCACGAGAAAACAAATCGAGGAAGCCCGAAAACTCCGCCTGCCAAAGAATCCTTACCGAAGTTACCAATAACACAGGTGGTTTATAAGGCACGGCGCCATCCTTATCGAAGGAAATGCGCCTCAGTTTTGAGCCCCGAGCGGTAGGGAGTGCATCCAGTAAACTAATGGCGGCCTGACGCCCCGTATAGGACTTCCCGGAGAAGGCAAAGGTGGTATTCCTTACAGAAGGGAGTCTCCCATCATGAGCCCCCGACTTAACGAAATCCCAAGCCAACATGACTATTACCCAATTCTGAATCTCAAATCGTGAGAGGAAAGATCCTCTTACACCCCCAGCGTGTTTCGTTGTAGAAACACGCTTATGATTTTTGTGTCAGAGAGAAAGAAGGCGCTCCCGACCCTCAACAGTTCGCCAATTGTTAGAAATCTGGAACTCTTCCCCGCTAACCACCAACACCCCCTTCGCGTACGCCAGCAATGGTATACTGACGCGGTGTTGTGCGCCGAGGTACTTCTTCCAAGCAAGCAAACTGGTCCTCAGTTTGGATACGGTGAGGTTGAGTTTATGAATGATTAGTTTGTCCGGCAGGCCTTCCGCCACCAGTAACACAACCTCAGGCCGGAGAGCCCTGCAATACAGCCGGTTTTGATAATTACTCTTGGGAAGAAAACCCTCTCGACGAAGGCGGTACATTTGATTTCGCACGAGATTCGGCGCAACGTTTAAACGGCGGGCTATATCAGACACGCAATCCTGTGACACAAGCTCGCGATTTTCCAACAGATAATCTCTAATCGCGCGATTTATGGGGGTGAGGCACGGCCTCGGGGGCTTCTTGGTTTGCAGTACGGCATCCATTTTAGTAAACCCTCTCTAGTCATTGAATACGGAGCCCCAGACATCCGGCTCCCGCAGCTTAAGCTCGCTCAAAGTAAACTCGCGCCCCGTCTCCATGTCGACAAAATTATCCAAGGATAGCTTCCCGGTCCTAAACAATTTACCCTTGGCTTTGCCGAGGACCTCGTCCTGGAAGTTTGCGGATTGAGTGCGCAACCAGGCATCGTACGTCATCGAAGCCGGAACTGTTCCTGTCATACGCCCGCGCACGAACGGCCTCTCCCCCTCAGGCATCTCAAGAAATTTCTTACCAACCTTGGTGCGCCCATCAATCCCGCCGGATGGGAAAAGTTCGTCCCAGCTCTTTGTGACAGGTGCCGTAGTAGACCTACACCGGATATGCCTGGGGGGCTTAGGACCCTTTCCGATCGGAAATGTTTTTCCATCAAGGGCTCTACAAATAGCGGTAGTTCTACTATCCAGAGTCGCAACGAACAACCACTTGTCTATTATATCCCGGTTTTGTTCGTAAAGAAGGTCGCGGGATCGAGTCAGCACATCACTAGACGCCGTGTGAACTAGAGCCCTTAATCCAAACCTACTTTGATTCAGTGCTCCTATCTTCGGGTCGGAAAGCCGCTTGATTATCACCTCGGTGGCAGCGCCCTCGGCCAACCCTAACTGGATTTGTTGGGATACTCGATCCTGTTTTCTACTCGACCACTCGGAGGTCCAGTCCCGCAGTAACCTACCGTGCAGCGGCTGCGATACGACAATCGCTTCTAAAAAAGCCGGGGCTGGAAGAAGCACGTCATAGCTGAAAGAGATTTCCCTCCGCAACACTCTGGCCTGCCATGTAGCCTCCATGATCGCCATCTCGGACAAGTCGGTCTTCAACTGATCATAAGTCTTATCCCCCATCTCCTTTATGAGTTCCCTTACGAATATTCGCAAGTCCCTCATCCTTGCGCGGGCCAGAACGCCGGCACTGGCATGAACTAAGTGGGAAGCGACTCCGTCTGTGAGAGTCCGGTCGAGCTTCCAAAGGAACTTCCGCAACAAGGTACTGTAAATCCGGTCTTCAGTAAGTAAAGTGTACACCCTGTGCCGGATCGCAGCATCTCTCAAGCTTGTGTTTAAGTCAGCCACTTAGGGTTACCTTTTAATCATTCCTTCGCGCCTTAAACGCGACTTTGTCCCCATGTAACACAAACGGTGGTGTTCCCCACAGCACGAAGATCCTGAAATCTTCCTACGTTGGCAATACCGCCACTCAGAGAATCGTGGACACGTGCACCCGAGTACGTACCGACAGCCGATAGGTTTGCGCACGCCCAGACTAACTACGGGGGGATTCTTCGTCAGGCTCTTCCCCCCTATCATTGCCTTCCTCGTTGTCTTCATTAGCATCATCCCCTACTCCCTCTCGAAAAGAAAGCCCCACTCCGGAACGTGCTGCATCTTCCGTTAAATCTTCTACGTACTCTTCGTACGTTTGATTTGTCAGGGCTATCCCTTGCTTCTCCAGTACCTGAAACACTTGCTTGAGGCTAATAACACCCGCTTGATACCCACCGAGAACTTCTCGGAGTGCCGAAGGATCAACGCGCGACTCGAGAAACTCTTGATTGACCTCCACAAGCACTTGTGACCAATCAAACGAGAAATACGGGGAGATCCAGGCGAGGACCTGCGTCAAGCCCTCGGAGAGCACAGAAGCCAAAAGACTGAGCGCCGAGCCCTCCCACGAAGCCTTTAATCGGACCGTACCGAAAGCTTCCGCGGAGTTCTGCCGGGTCTCCAGCACGCGGGCCCCTAGATCAGCCATCTCCTGTTTATCCGCTTGCATCTCCTTATCTAATTCCTGGAGCCCTTCCCCCGTATAAGTTAGCATTCCTGCCTGGCTACCAGTCGGAAGATACCAAACTACCGTGGGGCCCAAGGTCCTTGGTACATCAGGATCAGCAGAATCCAGCCCGGTGACCCATGGAGTAGGCAGTGCAATAAAGTGCAACCCCCAATTCCTATCGGCACTCAACAGGTAGTGGTGATAGTTAATCGCGGCTACGGCCTCGAGCGGTGGTGCACTAATACCAACTCCTAGGTGATCGTGGTTAATGAATATGAAAGGAATGTAATCAAGAGCGTCCCCGGAGATTGTCGGGGTAACGCTAGATACTTTAACAAACTTTTGTACGTTTTGGTCCTTACGCCACAACTCTTGCTCATACACCCCCGCCTCGTTAATCTTTAGCACCCGGTACTGAACCCCAGACTTAACCGCGAAAGGATCCGAATAGTTCAGAGGGTGCTCTTCCTGTAAGACCACCAACTGTAAAGTTTTGTCACTCCTCCAATTAATCACAGTTTCAACCGGGTAAACGGCAATGTATGGGGCCTCAGTTACGTTAGAGTAATCGACAAGCAGTCCGACCCTTCCTACAGTTAAGAGCTCCTTAGATAGGAGTAGGCAGAGTGCTTCGAAGCTCTCGTCCCCCACCGTACAGGACTTTTTTAACCACTCCCGAAATTTCGCATGATTAGGAGCAGTAAGGCGCACTGGGAGGCGGTGTATCATCCCTTGAAACGCGGAGATAGTCCTGCCGGTGGCTCCATACCACTTCGCGCCGAGCAAATAACGCTCGTACGCCTCGTTATCCATTGAGCCTAGTCTGGGAAGTAGCGATTCTCTTTGCTTTTTTACAGTGTACTCGCCGGCGGCGGCCTGGCGCATCTTGAACCATCTCACGAGATTTTCTTTAAACTCTTCGTGTGGCGTAGAAACGGGCATTTAAAAACCTCCACTAGAACCTTGTGCGGCCAAGCCCATGGTACAAAGAACGCGGAATGAATTTGCGAGGGCGTCTACTTGGTCATCAAACTGCGACGCCGGAAATGTCTCAAGTTCATAAAAGAAAGCTTCATTCCACGGGGCGCGCAGGACCGAGAAGTTCCCGGCTTCCCACTGCCCCGATACAGGATCGGCCCGCAGCACCTTATCGCCGCTTTCAGTCTGGACAACTACCCTACGGGCGAGTGGTGCCAGCTCTCTCGCGTAGTGCTTCGCTCTGAATTTACCGGCGTCACCAGGATCCTGTGGGATCCCAATAATTACGGACGGCCCATCCTGCATAGCAACGTTCTTGATATTTTGTAGGACCTTCAGGGAATCGATCCTGAACCTACACACGTCCGCCACAAGCCACGTACGATCCGGCAACAGCAACGTCTTTACACCAGCCGACCAGTCCGATTTATCGCTCTCCCCACCAGCCAAATCCCACCACCGCACTGCCCGGATAAACTTGGGTGGGAGATTGTCCACCATTTTCGCGGCTTCCCGCCTGAACATCCCACCACCCCTGGGAGCCGGGGACTGTTGCAACTGGCAGGCCGTTCCATAGGGGCCAAGTGTATTCTCGAGGGCTTTTACCACAGACTCTGGGAATCTCTGTGGAAATGCTAACTCCCCGGAAGTAGTCCTGGGGTCCTGGCGGTATAGCGCTTGCTGTGGGCCTTTGTACCAACTAGGCCGGACTTGCGTGTAGCAGATCCGAGTAGGCTCGAACCGCATCGGGATGCACAGATGTACGATATCGGGCTCATTCGCCAATGTATCCCCGGCATAGTCTTTTTCGTGCACGCGCTGCATAATCGTGACTCTTGCGTCAGTCGCCGGATTTACGATACGGGATGGAAGAACTTCGCGCCGGAAGAATAACACCTCCTCCCGCTGTACATCAGACAAGGCCCTTTTAACGTGATGCGGGTCGTCCACAATTAGCCGATTTGCTCTCTCACCCGTACCCAACCCGCCGATAGTAGTCGCTTGACGGAACCCTTTCTCAGTGGTCTCATATCTATTCTTCGCGGCCTGATCCGGGGAGATTCGGACTGTCTTGCCCCATCGAGCCCGGTACCAATCGCTCGTAATCAACAAACGACATCTTCGATTATCCCGAAGGGACAATCCGGCATGGTACGAGAACAGGAGATACTTCAACCACGGCATTTCTTTGGGGCCCCATTCCCAAGCGGTCCACAATACTGCCGTAGTCAACGATTTCATAAATCCAGGGGGGACCGTAATCAGAAGATCCCGGATCTGATTAGCAGTGACCGCCTCTAAATGCTCGACTATGGCGCCTAGAGCCCAACCCCAGACCAACGGCTGGGAAGACGATTCTATGTGCGGCCAAGCATCATGAATAAAGAACTTGAATTTACGAGAGGCCCTCTCCCGCTCGATCTCTATCCTATCAAGCAGGTAATCGACGGATCCGTCCTTAGTCTTGATAGGCATGCTCAGGATTTTGGCATTACTTTTAGTGCGGCGTCTTTTGCAGCACTCTTAAGCGGGGCCGCTGGCCGAAACCTAATCTTGGTCCCCTCCGGAATGAGAACATCCTCCATGGTCTTTGGGTTTCGGGCCCACCTCGAACCATGAGTAACAGCTAAAAACGAGCCTAGATTTCTAATTATGACGCCTCTTCCCTCCACGACCTCGTGGAGGATTATCCTCACAACAATATCGACAGCGAGATTATAAGTATCACAAAGCGGCTTCGGGTACCTCTCCTCGATTAATTGCCGCAGGGTCTTTTTCGGAGTACGTGCCCTCTTAGCCATTAAGTCCTCTCAAGATTTAGACTTCTTCGCCAACTCGTGTAAAGACTCTAGATCGTCGTCAGACAGGGCCGTCAAAGCGGCCCGCAACTCCGCCTTATTCTGCTCGGCGGCCGTGCCCGCCGCTATGCGCTCTTCCCAGCCAGGCTGGCGGCGCAACCAGAAGTGAACGTGGGACTTATCCCCCTCCAGCACTCCCTGCACTACCGAATCGATAGCCACATCCGTGACAGCCCGCCTCGATTTTACAAGTACTCCCTGCAGTACCGGGTATCTGCGGATGTAGTTGTGCACTACCGTGTGCGACACCTTTTTATTCAGCGTCTCAGTCAGCAACTCCGCCGCCCGGGCTACTACACCACCAGAACGGCGGAGTGCCACTTCGACGAGCTGAACCGGCACCTTTTCTCTTCGCGACTGGATAACCCCGACCGTCTTAAGCAGTTTGTTAGCCGGGGATCCCCTACTTCTTCGTACCGTCGCCAAGATACTTACCGCCGAGCACGGAGTTTCGGGCCACGGCGCTGCGAGGAGTGCTTACGCGCCAGAAAGCCCCTGAGTGCGGCACCCGTGCGCGGGCAACCGGCCCTCATCCACTGGTGGTTCTGCCAGCCGGTCATTTTCGCAACGAAAGCGGCTGCTTCTTGGGGGCTAAGTTCGACAGTTTTCATTTTTTCTCTCCTGTATCCTGTTAGAGCTTCTATATTATATCGGACGAGCTCGTATGTCAACACCTAACTGCCCAGTTCGTACGCGTGTTCCGCTGTATCAGGTGAGGATCGAATGGCCCTGTTGGTCCTTAACAACTCTAACGAATCTATCGAACCCGGCGAAACTTGCTGGATTATGGTCACTAATAAAAATGGTTTTATTCTCAGCCAGAGCCCTTTCCCGCAATACTTCCATTAACTTTTCTACTCCTCCGGGGTTAAGTGAATCTGAAGGCTCGTCCCAAACCTCTGTAGACCAACTCGAACCACGACTTGACAGCAATTCAACCAAGCCAAGGGCGCAGGCCAGCTGGTATCTTTTCTTTTCACCTCCGGATAGTTCTTCTATAGAGCGTACAGTGCCATCTTCGAATAGTACACTAACTACTATACGTGGTCCTGATTTCTTCTCTTCGAAGACCATCTCTAGTCGGCCATCGAGAACCCCAAACATTGCCAATTGAGCGTTTGCATGGGACTGCAACATTTTTACCACAACACGCAGGGCGTGAACCCGCACGTGCTTAAATCCGCGCACCCATTCGTGATAACGGGAGTGTTCCCGGGAGATTGATCTTTCCCGCAGTTCAACTGAAATGCGGTCCTCCGCAGTAAAGGCCCAGGATTTCTTTGCCTCTGCCAGCTCGTCCCGAAGCTTCTGGCATAAGGCCACCCGCTCTTCCTGCCACCTCTTCAAGATAGCGGCTTCCTCACGAAATCTCTCGATAAGGGTTTCGCACCGCACTCGTTTAGTATCGAGTTCCCTTATCTTACGTACGAGTTCCATAATTTCCGAGTCTAAAGCCTCGAGGGCCTTACCCCCTGTTTGAATCGCCTTCAGGGCAGTAAGCTCGGCCCTCTGGTTAACACTTTGTAATCTCCTGAGTTCCTCTAACTTATCATCACGGATCCTAGTGATCGACTGTCCACAGGTCGGACACTTGTCGTTATACCATAAATTAAAGGACTCTTTGAGGATTTTTAATTCTCTCCGACTAGAGGCTAGATCTAGAGAACTGTCCATTAAACCAGCTTCTTCCTCCAGTCGCCTCTTGTCAAGAATGCTTTTGCGGCCTTCTAACTCCGACAACATCTTGATACAAAGCTTATGGACTTTCCTCGCCTTCAAACAGCGGGCAACGAAATCCTTGTCTTCAGGGACCTCGTCCCGCCTTTGCTTAGACTCCCGATAACGAGTTCTGGCATCTAGATACGAGTTCTTAGCGGCAGCCTCTTTAGCCTTTAGGCCCCCGATTCGGATCAGTAAGTCCGTACGGACATTAGAAAGCTCTGCAGCCTTATTCCTGGCCGTTTCGGACAACCCCAACCAAAAGTCTAAATCAAGGAGTTCTGATAACAAAGAAACCCTCTCGGACATCGGCATCTCCAGGAAGGTTGTAGTCCTCCGCAGGTTAAAACTTACGGAGGCGTGAAACACCCGGAAGCTGGTACCAAGAAGCTTATCAACCTCGGTTTGCGTGACCGCCCGCACCACCCCATTAATTGCCAAACCAAGAGCTGTGGGGTTTCTCCCTCGCATTAGCCGGTAATCTACACCATCGATTACGAAATTAACCACAACTTCTGTGCTGGACTTTTCTTCTCCTGCCGGAGCCACAGCCGTATTCTTGAGCCCAGAGCCGGTCTTTCCAAACAGCCCCCACGAAAGAGCGTCCCAGATGGTACTTTTCCCCGCACCATTCGAACCTAGGGCCGGATGCTGGTTATTCTCTCCGGTTACGGCGCACAGGTGGCCGCTCGTTAGGTCTAACTCATGAGACCCATAGTACGACCGGAAGTTGGTGATCTTAAGTATTCTTAATTCGATACGCATCGAACAACTCCAAACCGACTCTGCGCATAGGAGGTTTGTAACCGCGCGACTCGCAGTAATCCTCTAAGAATTGCCGGCGACTTAAGGTCCCGCCTTCGGCACTCTTTTTTTCGAGAGGCTTCAATATCGGCAGTCCGGTGCCAATACCAAAGTAATTCCACTCCCGTCGTTTAGCATAGTCGGCTAAACAGTTTTGTACGAAGCCCCACTCTTCTAGTACTTCAGGAGTCATCTCGATCCAGAATTTCACGTGATTTCCAGCGCTGATTTCTGCTGTGCGCGTCCCACACGCAGCCTTAGACGCCAAGTAAAGCTTCCCCTTTAAAAATCTCGCAGTAATCGTGTGCTTTTTTGGTGCCGGAAAGCGTAAAACACGGAGCCTTTTAGCCGACTCGCCCATCAGCAAAACCGTCGGGTCGTAACTATCCCCGAAACGAGTATGATACGGGGCACCTACGTAGCGCACGCTCTTCAAAGTCTGGGGCTTGTGAATATCGCCCGAAAAGACTGGTACCTGTGCCCTCAACAATTTCTTCTCTAAGGGTGTCACCACCTTATTACAATACGCACCAGACTCGTACTGGACACCACCGAAGGTGTGGTGCATAAATACACACTCTATCGGCCGGGACAGCCTTGCCAGGATCTCCCTCCTTCTGGAGCCGAGACCCTCCCGTAGATGCGGGATACAAAGAATCCGGCGGCCGGCAAGTTGAACTATTCTCGGCTCCAAAACGAATTTGATTCGCGGAGACAAAGATAGGAACTTGAAGAACGGAGGATCTGACTGGACGTAATCGTGGTTACCCCGCAGGATAACCACCTCTGCCACCTGTAAGATTTTCTCAATTCCTGAAACTACCTGGTTTACCAGACTAGCGGGGTGCCTATCGAATGCTGTCGTCAAATCCCCCAAGATGGCCACGTCAGCCGAATACTTCTGAGCGGACTCGGCTAACCACCCCAGTAGATCCAGTCTGTAACTATCTAGAGGATTAGCGGTAAAATGTGTGTCAGACGTCACTATTAGATTTTTCATCGCCACACTTCCCAGCCCAATAAGAATGGGATTCCCGCAGCACGGCCTCGAACTGAAATAAGAAAAAATTCAAGTCAGGCACAATCACCGCTTCCCGTTTAGACATACGATGCACACCAAACTTTTTCACTCCGGAAGCGTCGGTCACCAATACTTCCGGGTATCTATTCTGCTTAGCAACGACTACCGGAACCCGCGAATACTGCAGCGACTTCTCCTGGGTGTCTTTCCACACCTTGTACAGAAACCCCTTTCGAGCCAAGAGCAAGCTTTCTAATTGTAGATCCTTTACCGACTTTATCTCTACATAGAAAGTCTCGATGAATAGACTAGCCTTCTCATTGACGGCCATGAGGTCCCCGGCTGCCCCTTTCTTGGTATAGTCTCCAGATTTGGAGGAGGTGGTGGCCAGCGCCCCCGAAGCGATGGACCTCCATAACCAGGGTTCCCCCTTCGCAGCCCCCAACCATTCAGAAAACCTATAGGCGATCCGACGCTCGGCCGATAGCCCCTTACTCCGCCCCTTTACCATCGGCCGGCTCCCCGTACTTACGGCGACTCGGAGCAAATGAAGTCTCAAGCTCATCCCAAGCCTTTTTGACTCGCTGCGCCAGAGACCTCCTGACAGACCCAAATTTTTCTTGTGGCACTTTATTCAGGGCCTTGACGTATGCCGAGATCTGGCGACCGCCTAAGGTCTCCTTGGTTATCTTCCCGACTGACTCCAGGAACTCTAGACTAGCCGTTACATCATCCATTCCGTACGCAAAAATGATATTCAACTCACAGGTGCGAAACGGAACCCCGACCTTATTCTTATCTGCGCGGATTTTCACTCTTATCCCGATCTCGCGCTTAACCTTAGCCCGTTCCTTCGTCACCGCCTTCAACTGGCTTATATACAGAATCTGGGAGGAAAAGAAGTCTATAGCCTTTCCGCCGACCCGGATATTACTCCTCCCCCAGCTCATGGCATTCATATTTTGCCGGGACTGTGACACCAAGAACAGGCAGGTATTTGTCACTTCCAACTTCCGGCGAATGCGGCGGAATAACCCACCTAGCAACTTTGCTTTATCTCCGTAGGATCCTTTATCAATTGGCCGCTCCACCTCCGATCTCGTGGAAAGAGCATCCAGGGAATCAATGATGTACAGGCCAGGCCCTTCGTAGTCCAGGACTTTTGTGAGATGCTCGAAGGCGTCTTCGATAGTATCACAAAAGTCCACGAATTCGATTTTCTCAAGGGGTATTCCTAACCGGCGGGCATAATTGTCGTCAAACGCAGATTCGGTCTCATTGTACCAAACCGCGCCGTTAGGATACGTCTGCATGAAGTTAGCAATAGCCTCACATGCCAGCAGAGTCTTCCCAGTACTCTTATCCCCAAAGACGTTTACTATCCGGCCTAGCGGATATCCTCCGCCAAGCACGCAGTCCAATACGGCGCACCCCGAGGGGATAAATTGGAGGGGCCTGTTTCCAGAGCCCCCCCAATTTTTGCGTCGTTGGGTTTTACTCACAGCGACGCTCACTCGAGCGACTACCGGCGGCTACGACGCGCGCGGGTCTTCTTCGCAGGAGCGGTGGCCGGCTTTTCTTTGACCGCCCGAGCGCTCACTTTTGACTTTGCCCGAGCAACCACTTCCTCTTCGTCATCCTCGTCTTCATCATCCTCCCCGTCTTCGTCGTCCTCGTCCTCATCGTCATCATCATCCTCATCGTCATCATCCTCGACGACGGCGCGGCGGGACTTCTTCGCGGGAGCCGCCGGCTTGGCTGCGCTCCGACGGGACTTCTTGGCGGGGACTACTTCCTCTTCGTCATCCTCGTCTTCATCATCCTCCCCGTCTTCGTCGTCCTCGTCCTCATCGTCATCATCATCCTCATCGTCATCATCGTCATCATCCTCGACGACGGCGCGGCGGGACTTCTTCGCGGGAGCCGCCGGCTTGGCTGCGCTCCGACGGGACTTCTTGGCGGGGACTACTTCCTCTTCGTCATCCTCGTCTTCATCGAGGAGATCATCCAGCTCTTCCTCGTCGACCTCCATTTCCTCTTCGACGACCTTGGAAGCCTTAGTTTTTCCACGAACCACCACAGACTTGTCTCCTTTTTCTGCCACCGGAGCCACTGAAAAAACAGAAGCTACGTGATCATAATCATGGAACTTCAGTATGCTGGGAATCGGATGTTCCGAGAGGAAGCCCAGTAGTTTCTCTAACCTGGCTTCATCCTCGAAGATTGGGCTCCTTTCCCTTGATACGTCAATGCCTACGTACTTCGTCTTTTTCCCTTCACCCTCCTTTCTAAACTCTACATCATAGCCTTCGTAAGGATTGTCAATCAGGAGCACCCGGCTGGTCCTTTTGCGGGTGCACCTTGCCACCACATCGCGGTCCACACCCCAGGGCATAAGCCAGAGTTTCGGACCGGCCTTCTCATCATCCCGGTCTATCAGCCATACGGCTACTCGCATCGAAGGGCGAAGGGATCGGCTCTCCTCCTCATCGGCGGTATCAGCGCGGGCTTCACAAATCGGACACGCTGTACCCTTGTGCTTGGCAAGACACAGGTAGGTGGTCCTGTCCGGACCGATCCCGTAATGCACAAAGGTATCGAACCCATAATGTGATGGATTTTGCCAAGTCGGTGGCAGAATTCGGATACAGTTATCCCCAACCTTGGGTGAGAATAGAGCCACCTCATCCGCAACGTAGCGGTCCAACCCACTGCTCGACATATTAGCCCGTTTTTGCAGTTGCTCCTCCGAGCGAGCCTTATACACGAACCTTTTTGGCGCTCCACCACCAACTCTCTTCTTCAACGTTACCATCGCCTTACATCCTTCTTAGTACAACTACCTAGTGGTTGTCAAAGTCATAGCTACTGGTCCTTTTCAGGTTTTGAGGGCTCCCGAAGGCACGCTCGGTATTCTGCCCAAGTTTTTAACACTGCAATTATGATTAGCCTCATGGCTACGTACAGAAACCATAGCGCTAGTACCCCCCAGAGCGCAAAGATAATCACGGCTTCAAGTGCGGCTTCCACGACCTTTCCCTTTATGAAATGTCCGGACACCAACGTCCGGAAATACCCCGGAATTGAGCAACGACGTCAAGTGTCTGAGTGCACTTGCGCGCTCCGCCATCGCCGAGCGCAGCACCGCCCACAGATCCGCTCGAAACTCTATCTCTTGAAATAACGACGCACACGCACGAAGATTGGCATCTCTATCTGCTTCCTGTTTCAATCGCGCAAGGCCTGGCGCTCTCTTTCCCTCGGGAGTGCGTATCCCTGCGATAGCTTTGAGCTCCTCCTGTTTCAAGAGACTCTTTGCGACGTTTTGAATGTACTGTACTTCGGCACACAACTCCCCTGCCTCTAGGCAGAGATACGGTTGTTGCAAAAGTTCTTCGTCCAGAGACTCTTTATCTATCTTTTCAATTATAGCCTTCAACCTCTCATAGTCCGGCTGAAAGGTTTTCGTAAGCTGATTTCGCAGGTCCTCCAGCCCGCGAAGATTTTCTGATCCGGGGGAAGCTTTCTTTGCTTGAGTCAGTTGTTCGCGCATGTTACCTCATATAAAGGGCTATTCAGTATAGAGCAGACGCCCCAGGCACAGGACCAGAATGGCATAACCATTAGTTACCAGTATCGGCTGATTAAATGCTTCAAGCACGGCGAGAGCAAATTGCCTCTTATTGCTATTCGGAGTAGACCTTGCAACCTGATAGTAGTATCCAAAGATACCCAATCGCACAGACTCCGCCGAAAGCCCGGCCTTCTCCATGTCGCTTAGATAACCCATCAGACCAGGCCAGAGAGTATCCGGACTAGTGCCTTGAATTAAGGCTCTGCACAGATCAATAACCTCAGCCTTGCGAGTGGCGACCTTCACCACCTCGGAGGCTTCTTGTCGGTTTGCGCAGTTCCTCACCAACAGAAGGTTTACAAGAAGTTGTCTAGGGGAACCAGCCGCGGCCCTTACCGCGACCGAAACCGCCGACGGATTGACCTTCCAGTTTTCAGCGCTGAGCACACGGGATGCCAGCATCTTGAGGTCGTCCGATGACACACTACTCAGCGCCAAGTGAAGGGACCTAGTGCGGATAGTTTCTGGAACCTTAGATGGTTCCGTAGTGCAAAGAAACCAGTAGGTACCCTCTACCGGCTCTTCAAGAATTTTAAGAAGACTTTGCCAAGCCGACTTAGATAGGGCGTGGCACTCATCAATCATTATCGCCCGTTTTTCGGAAAACAGCGATCGCCGCCGGCTCATCCCCGACAACTCCCGCATGTCCTCTACTCCAGAGTTCGTGGCAGCGTCGATCTCCAGACAGTCTAAAGCCCCCAACTGCTCCGCGACAATTCTGGCAAGTGTAGTTTTTCCAGTTCCCGAGGGCCCAGAAAACAAAAAAGTCCTGGCGCCGCCTTGTTTCAGCACACCTCGCAAAGCTTTAACGACTGGATCCTGCCCTATTACTTCACTCAGAGTTTTCGGGCGGTACTTATTGTAGAGCACGTCCATCAAAACCTCCAACGATCCGAACGAAAGTCTCCAACCGTCCTCAAATTGTATAAATCCGGCCCTATTGACACTTCCACTGAAAGGGGCACTGTAATAAAATCATACGGAATTCGCAGCATCTCAGTAATTATAGCTTCCATACAGACATCTAGTTTCTTCTTAGGCACGAAAAATGTCAAGTCATCGTGCACATTAAGGTTGGACTGTAATTCCTCCACCTCCATCTCGGACAGCCTATTCTGGGCATTCACCGTAATGTCGGAAGATGGCCCCTGCACCGGATAGTTAGCCCGCATATTAGGCGTTAGCGGGGCTAGATACCGCCGGCCGGTGACCGCCTGTATATACCCGAGAGTCCTGTACTGGGAATCAACTGACTGTTGCCAACTCTTCACTCCTGAAAAATCGTCCCAGAACTCTTCAAACAATGGGGAGGCTTCCTGGGCACTCAAACCAAGCAAGGAAGATACTTTATTCAGTGTCGCGTTATAAAATAGCGGAAATACCCATTTATTTTTGACTTCGCTACGAAGGGTCTTCATAACGGATTTGTCCCTAAGGAATTTACGCCCTCCGATCAATCTCGGATACGCGCTCGCGATCTTCTCGGCCCACACAGCGTGCACATCATAAGTGCCATGTACCAAAGAATCAACCAGAAACGCACATCCGGATAAGGCACCGATGACGCGGGCCTCTAATTGACCGTAGTCGACCGAGATAGCCCAATATCTTCCTGCGGCATCCGCAAACTGCTGCCGAATAAAGGCGTACTTTCTTTTCGGCAAGTTTTGCCCGTTTGGTTGCTCGGAGGACGTTCTTCCGGTAGCTGTAGAAGTATCATTAAAAATAGGATGGAGACAATAACCAAAAGTAGGATGTGAATAGACGATGGGCGAGTCCTTCGAATAGTTGTCCGAATACGTAGACAATAATTTTAGGTACGGCTTTACTTGCAAGAACTTCTTAGCAACAGGATGATCAACTTTAGAGATACTACCCTCATCGAGTCGATCTGGGTAAATACCCAGACTACTGAACAGGCCGGCGACATGCTGGGGCTTGGAACAACTGAAACTCGTCCCCAACTTCTTCTGGAACTCGGCAACTCCTGGCAGACTTAAGAATTCGCTCAGAACCTCGTCTCGCTCAGAGGATAATCTACCATTCAGACTAATGACTGTCGGCATCGACAATGGCACAGACTTTATCTGGGTGCGGACAAGTGTGGATATTCTCCTAAGGTGCTCATCCCGGTAAAACTTCCACAGGTCCTCAGTTACTAGACGCCTTTTCAGAACCTTATGCAGCCGCAAATGCAGTCTTGCATCAACGGCGTTATACAGCAAAACTCTCGAAAGATCCGCCGAGGAAAGATGCTTCCTATCCACGGTCACCAAGGACTTACCACTGACCCCGAAATGCTCGGTAGTCAAAAAGTCCAGGCTAAGCCCGCCAGAATCACCGCCGTGCCCAAATCCGCTTAGATCACTCCCCGCTGCCCGGCGGCTACCCAAGCAGTACGCCATAGCCATTGTACAGTCCCACTGACCAACCCTCATCAGGTCGGGCCTGGCAAAGTACACGCCGAGCCATTCGAACTCGAACGCTAACTTGTGCACTGTCTTTACGCCACGGTACGTGCTTAAAAAGTCGAGAAACAACTGTTTTAGTTTAGTCTTACAACGGTCCGGCCACAAAGACTCCGGATGATCTAAAGAAAAGGCAAAGACCACCTCCGAAACCTCATCTTTGCCAGCCAAGCCCACTGTCAAAACTTTACCGTCTCTGTACGGCCGCAAGGCGCTTGTCTCGAAGTCGATTCCTACGGCTCGGCCGCAGGAGAGTCTACTAAACAACCGACGAATTTCTTCCAACTCCTGCGCAGGTCTCCTCCCCAAGTAAGTAGCAATCCCGCTTAGCAGTTTCTCCTTCGTATGGACCACTGGAGGTGTATAACTTCCTTCCAGATACTGAATGGCCCTTTTCATATCCAGACCAAAGACAAACTCGTCTTCGCTTGGATACACCTTGCCGTTAGAAGCTGCAAACCGTTTGCGGAGGAGATATGACGGATGATGAAATGGGAAGAACCAACAAGTATGGCCGCCAACAGTAACTGGGATGCGCCGACCTCGCCATAGGTACATCGGGCGGGAACCCCCAAGCACCCAATTCAAGGCGGTGCCCCCGAAACCAAATATGGCCTTTGGTTTCGTGGCAGCAATGTCTGAAACCACAGATGGCCTACAGCACTCCAACTCTACAACCGTAGGCGTTCTATTATCAGGGGGCCTGGACCTAACACAGTTGTTCCATCGAATCTCCGCCGACCAACTCTCTGGAATAAATGCCCGCAGGAAAGCCCCGGACTTTCCCACGAACTGCCGGCCCACTCTATCCTCTTCCTGACCAGGGGCCTCTCCGAGAATATAGATTACGGGTTTCGAGGATCCCGTTGGCAACATATGCCCGTGCTTATTAGCTACTACATTAAGTGGACAAACCTGGCATTGGTACTCATGCAGAAAGGCTATCGGTAGATTAGCAGGATTATCTTTTCCGGTGGCTTCTACGACCGGGTCAACAAATAAGGTCCCCACCTCCGCCCCCTTAAGCTGGCAGAGATGCAGAAGAAGCTGACGCTAATAGGAACAAAGTCCCGGAGGGTTGCCTCACTTGTACTCTTGACTCCCTACCGAGAAATGCTATCTCGGAGGGTCCCCCGGAAGTGAGAATAGCTAGCAAAGGCACTGGGTCGTACATGGCCGAAAACTCTGGATAAGCAAACGGGACCCTATCCGTAATCAGCCCCGTTACATTTTTAGTGGTGATGCTCAAGTAACGGCCATCAGCTGTGAATAAAGTGGCTGGGGACTCCATCCATTGTCTATCTAGCATGATCTTAGCCCGCTCGAGACAGGCTATTAACGATTTACTCACTGGGATGTAATTCGGCTTCTCTCGCACCTTTATGATTCTCTTAAAATCCAATGGTTGCTCTGACAGAATAACTTGGGAACAAATCATGCCCCACGGCGGCTGAATAGAAAACACGTTACCATCGAAACCGGAGGAAGCGTCCGTAAACTGCGCCAAGATAGAGCAGAAATCTATCGGCCAGATAACACGCCGGTGAGAAAGAGTCTGAGAAAACCTCTTTTTAGCGTCTCTCGAGCCGCCAACCTTAACCATCGTTCGTAGCAACGATGTACCGTTAGTGGCATAAAGCGCCAATCTCTTAAGGGTTTGATCCGGATCGAAAACCGGCTCCAGCGTAATACCCAACTTCTCCGGAGTTAGATTAGTTGCCCCAAATAAAGGCTGGCACTTTTTCACGGCGGGCCCCACCTCGTGTAGTGTCACCAAATTTTCGGTAGCCACAGCGGGTGTCTTAAAAGCTAGGCTCTCTGGGGTATTGGCCAGCGTTACTCTTGTCCTACCGACTGAAAATTTAACATTCCCGTCGATTACGACAATCGAAATTTCTTTCCCGCGTACGGACTCCAAAATAGTAGACAAAGTCATACCGGGCACGGCGAACGGCTCCGCAACCCCGGTCTCCAAAGCACACTTTGCCGTCAAGGAGCCGTTGTGTGCCGTTATCGATCCACGTCTAAAGACCACCGACGTGAGCGCCTTAATCAAGGTTTTTTCTTTAGCGACGGCCGGGGAGATCCGTCGGAGGCCCTCCCTCAAATCTTCCAGGGGGATTTTGTACTTCTGGGAGGCAGAGGCAGCAACAGCAGACATTAATTCACCCCACTGTTAAGTGTTACGCACTTTCGTAATCTGCAGGATTTTCGTCACCTGCAAGAGTCTTTAACCAAGTCTTCCGATTTTGTAAATTGGTAGCCCTAACTTTTTCGTGCAAAGGACTGCCCCATTGGGGACCGAGAGTCTTTATCCTATCAGATACTCCCACTGAGCATGGACCACCATGAAGTGCGGTGCGAAGGATCTTAACAGACTCGGCGGCACTTCTCCCTTTTCTGCCCTTCTTGATTTCTCTGGCGATATCCCAATAGCTCAACAAGATAAACTTTATATCATTGCGGGACAGCGCATAACACAAATCGAAATGGCCGAATGTAGTCGCATAGTATACTTCCTGGAGGCTCTGCTGGAAAGTTTCTTTGCTCTTTATAGGGTCCTTGGACGCCAACAGGGAAGTGCGGGAAGATAGCACCAAAGGTTTCGGCACCGCCCGGAAGAACTCTTTCATGGCCCTCGTATTTAGTACCGTAAGATCGGAGTAATGGAAGGAACAATCGTCCACACTTAGCCCCGATTTCCGGCACCAGTCTTCTACCTTTTCTCTTTCCGCCGGCGGAAGCGTCAAGAACGTCCTGCTCAAAATTACCGCGCCCTTGCGATTGGGCCGATTTGAGACTAAGACCGGGCGCATCCCGATTTTACCAGAATTCTCGCGCTCTACATTCACGGGAACAAGCATCCGGCCCATTGCCGCATATCTAACCCATGATGTAGAATCTATAGAGAAGAAAGGATACACAGGTGTAAGAGAGAAACTGGTATTGCCGAAACCGTGTAATCTAATATTAGTCCCATCAAAACCGATCTTCATTAAGAAGTCGTAACAGTCCGCCAGCCAAGCTCTGGCGCCGTGGATAGAGACCTTCTTATAACTCAAGCCAATGTAATCATCACCATCGTTAAGCATCCTTTCCAACCAATAAAACCGCTCTCCTTGGTGGAAAACGGGGATCGGCTTCAACCCATGCGACTTGAGAGCCTGTAAGTTTTCATACGAGACGCGGGCGCTCTCCTCGCCCTCTTCTGGCGTGGCATATCTTCCGGGTTCGGCAGGGATCTTGTCTAAGTTAACGTATCTATAAACAAGGTCCTGGTTATCCAGGATAAACCGGGCGTACTCCTGGATATCCACCGAAGACCGCTGCCGCCAAGCCGAGAAAGCTCCCGAGTCCAACATCAAGCGGTACTTGGGCTCCTCAGATCGCGGCATAGTTCTGATCCTGCTGAAGTGCCAACCGAATAAACTCTTCCCTCACCTTATTTTTAGTCATAAAATTCCCGGCCAGACTAGATGTAGTAAAAACCGTGCCTTGTCTTTCGACTCCGCGACTTTCTACGCACAAGTGTCTGCAACGGAGTACCACACCGGCTCCTAGAGGAGACAGCCCGTCCACAATAACGGAGAGGATTTCGTTAGTCAGCCTCTCCTGTATTTGGAGCCTTCGTGAAAGGGCTGCAACGACCCTGGAGAATTTAGACAGGCCGAGCACCTTACCATCCGGCAGATACCCGATATGGGCAACCCCAAAAAACGGGGCCAGATGATGCTCGCAGAGACTATACACTGGGATGCCAGACACCAGGACCATTCCCGAGGATTGGGCGTGATCGAATGTCTTCAAAATGCTGCGGACGTCCACAGTGTACCCAGACACCCAGTGGGCCCAAGCCCTGACAAATCGTTCGGGGGTTTCGCACAGGCCCTCCCTGGAGGGGTTCTCTCCGGGGATAGACTGCAACAAGCGCAGTACAGCATCCTTAACCGGGGGCTCGGACTTCTCCCACGGAAAGGAAATCCAGCCGGCTTGCAACCTTTCCGCTTTAGAAACCAACGCTATAAAATTAGCCAAAGGATACTGTTCCTCAAATCTCATCCTTGTGCTACTACTATCTTCGATATCATCAATAATGAAACAGGAGGCAGAGTTAACCGGTTTATCAACAAGAATAAAATTCACGTCGCACGCGCGTAGTCTCTGTGCTAGTGCCAACACTACCACAGCACCTCCTCTCGGCACGCCATAGATCGTCATTGGATCGCGGTCAAAGAAGGGACGTCGTGCTGAATAGTACGCGGCAAGTCGTCCGGCAAACCTATCGAGCCGCTCTTCAATTTGTTGCAAAGACAGGTCCATCATCTCCTCCTTTCTCTCAGCAAAAGCCCGCGAGCTTCTAAGAAGTTCAAAGTGTGCCGGAACTCACTTCCGAGCGCGTTGGCACTGTTATACTTCATACATACTCCCCACTCGTTAAGTATATGCACCAATTGGGTGGCGCTGGCGTTTCTTCGCCGCAAAACTGCTAGTTTTAGCGCCACCTTTTTCACGGACCGCGACAGGTCTACACCGGTGGCATACGGGACCAAACTGTCATCGAGTAGCCCCTCTCGATCAAGAACCGCCAGAGTATGAAGGAAATCGGTGCGCACGAACCAGACTGTGTGAAGAGATACACCGATTTTCTTAGAAACACGCGCAAAGACTAATCCTAAGCTTTGCGAAGGATCCTCCAGTATGATCTCTTTAATCGCTTCGCTAACCCCTCGACGGCGGCGCCCCACTACCGTCTCGGATTTACGGTCTGGAAGTACTTTCTGACGATCCAGAAATCTTAACTCACCCTCTATGATAGCGTTTACAACACGCTGAGTGAGCTCCGATAACTCTTCCCACTTATCATCTCTCCATCGAATAACCTTCGGTACGTGCTCAAATAAATAACGCAGTGCGGGTTGTTTCGGATCTCGTTCGTAGCCGCCCACAATTGCTACTTCTCGAGCGGCCGCTAGATAGACTTCGTCGGTTTGCCATTCGGGCTTAAGATAGATCATTTTCCCGATCCTCGTCTGACGATGGCAGAGTTACCTGGGTGCTCGCGAACCTCAACCGAGGTTAGCGAGACGCGGGGGGCATATCCGTTATCTAACAACCACACCTCGGCGCACTCAAAGATAAGCTCGGCCAGAGCTTCACAACCAGTGCGCTCGACTTCTATGAGCTTGAGAATTCCTCGGCGTTCGGCTTCCAGGAACCAATCGTACTCCGGATCATCTTTCGCAACGAGTGTCTTATGGTCCAGGGTATCCTCCAACCAGCCCTTCAAGGATTTAAGGCTGCCGAAATCAACCACCCATCCCGTATGGTCTAATTCGGCCGCCTCAAACTCGAATCGTACTTCGAGGGCATACCCATGCAGAAACCGGCAATGGGAATGGGCTCGCCACTGCCGGAAGGCACATGATAGGCCGGCCGAATGTGGATAAGTCTTGGTGCTAGAATATATGAAGGTCCTCATCTCGCTTTACTCCCACCTCTCAGCCAATCGTTACAGGCACGCCTAGGTTCCACGGCCTTTTCAGAACCTAGGATCCTCGAGTAGAACTGCGAGTTCGTCTCGCGCGCCCCCTTCTTGGTGCGCCGCCGCGGGGATCTCAAAAGCTCTCTTCCGTCATCAGTAGCGAGAAGCTTCAACACAGCAAAGACTTCAGCCGGAGGTTTAAACACGGCCCAGCCCAGACTACCCACTATGCACTCCTCAGCCGGCTGATCCGGGAAAGAAACTTCTTCCCCATCGGTATCTATGTACGGTAAGGCCTCCGTGCTATTTGCTGTCCGTAAGCCCGCTAACACATTTTTGAAGCAAGTCTTATAGTACGCCATCAGCGCGGCCTGGCTCGCCTCAGATCCGAGTCTTTTCTTCACAGACAGGAAAACCACGAAGGCTTCCCCCAGTAGGTCCTCCTCCCCAAGGTATCTTGGAAGGGCCCATCTTGCCGATCGTATCTGCTGGATTGTCCATCCCAAAAACCCTTTGTCGAAGCCTGCTTTTTGAAAGGCTTCAGCCGGTAGTGTATTCCTCCTCCGCGACTCCGACATGTAGACCTCACTAGTTGATGGAAAGTAATCTGCTAAGAACTCTTCGGGAACAACCCCCCGGATCCTCTCCTGATTCTGGCATTCTAATTACTTTCACCGGAAAAGTCAACTGTGATACTAGAGCTACCCCGGAAAAATAAGCCTCGGGGTCGGGGAGTATCACAACACTTTTGTAGTAGTCACTCAAACCACGCAACAGTAGCTGCTGCCTAGCCGAAATCGAAGTGCCGAACGTGCAAACTGACCGCACTCCATGACTTCTGGCAAACAGATAGTTTATCTTGAGGGCGTCGAACGGGCCCTCTGTAATCACTAACAACCTAGCCCCCTTTTTGGCCGCCAGCGAATACGGCCATACGCAGTCCTTTATTGTCAGGGCCGAGCGCTCTTTGCTAAGACTCAGGTACCGCGGAGTCGCTTTTTGGTAGATAGATCTGCCAGTCCAGGACGCAAGGGATGCTTCCGGCCCATCGACAGGAAAGATTATTCGGTTTGCCCATTCACCTGATACACAATAGTGCAGCTTAAACACGCGCGCTAACCGACTAAGGTCCTTGTAACCCCGGGTGGTTAAGTAATTAAAGAACCGGGTAGGCATAGCTGCGAAATCAACCGGGCGAAAATTTTTTGGCAAGCTTAGGGGCGGGTGGGCTAACGACGCACGCGCGCTCTTCTCCTGCGGGCCCCTGCGCAGCGATTCCAGGACCTTCTGAAACTTATCCGGATCAGACGGGCCGACATCAGCGCGCGATCCGAGAAGCCGGCGGGCTTCGGCATACGTAACACCCAGCAGAGCCATCACGAGCTTATACGGGCTTCGGCCGCGGTGGTTACTGTTCCTCCAGCATCCCCAACCGGACCAATTCATAACAATGCCCATGTGGTACGACGGATCAGCCCTTCCACAGAATGGGCACCGCACATTCACGTTTCCGGCAGCGACATTGGCGCCCGACGTAATAAACTCTATCCCGTGCTTAGTGAGAAACTCATCAAGCCTCGGAAACACGGGGACCTCTCTTATTCCCGACTATGAAAGTCGTGCAAGAAAAGATCGTCTTCGCACCGGGCAGCCGCATCCCGAATCTGTTGGCGGTAGTTAACGGGTGGGCTTCGGTACCGACCGATTAATCGCATCAACGCTTGAGCGACGGCATCAACCCCCTTAATCGGGTCTTCATGACCAGAGAGCAGATACCCAGAGAAGACATAGTACTCAAGCCCGTCTCGCGATATCATACGATACGCGCCGTAAACAATTATCTGTCCATCCGGGCTGGTGCCCTTCCGCACTCTTATCAGCACAGTCCAGCTAGGCTCACCAGCGGCGTCATAAAAACGGTCGGTCCCGGCTGCGATCACCGGGTACTCATCCGGCTTAATAACCTTTGCCCGACCCCCAGTCATCCGTATCGAAATTTTCTCGGTCACGGTGACCCCCGCCTCGAAGAATCATTTTCGGAAGATCGCGGAAGAAGCGTGGAGGATGTGTTTACGAGCACATCCTCCTTGCACCTATCGCTTGGGAGCGTAAGCGTACGAGTGCCTTAACTCGCCGCCGCCGCCTTCTTCGCCTCTTTCTTGGCGGCCGCTGCCGCGCGTGTCTTCCGGGCGAACGAATAGAAGCTCGTCTTGGCAGTTACAGCCCCGAGGCCGAGCGAAGTTACTTGATCGATGTAGCTCTGCTTCGCCGCCTTCAGGTCGTCTCCCTTGAGAGAGACCTTGAACACCGAATCGAAGATCTGATGGGCTCGCTCCTTACGGCTGCCCTTGCGGTGCCCCTTGTAGCCATCGCCCTTGGCGAACGGCGTCCCGGGCGCAGGAGTCTTCTTCTTCTGGGGGGCCTCTTCCGACTCATCGTCAGCGGCCTTCTTCGCACGCTTCTTCCGAGGAGCCTTCTCGGACTCGTCATCATCAGCGGCCTTCTTCGCGCGCTTCTTCCGGGGAGTGGCCTCCTCCGCCGGGGCCTCTTCGGCCACTACCTTTGCGCGCCGCTTGCGCGGGGCTTCCTCTTCGGCCGGCTCTTCAGCCTTCTTGGAACGCCGCTTGCGGGTAGTAGCCTCTTCCGCAGGCGTCTCTTCCGCACTCGCCTTCGCACGTCGCTTGCGCGGGGCCTCTTCCGGCTCGCTGTCATCAGCGGCCTTCTTCGCCCGCGTGGACAATCGCTTCAGACTATCCGGGATCTCGAGGTCCAGGTCGTCCATTTCCACATCATCGCTCACAGTACTTCTCCTTCGGTTCAGACATTGATAACGCAGTGCCTCTACAACAACCTTCTTGTATCTTGCCGGCAGGTTACTAGCCGGCCCATTCGGGCAGAGTATCCTCTGCCTGAGAGCTTCCCACCGATCGCGGGGCGAATAACTTCTAAACCGCACCGCGGTAGGTAAATCTATTGTGGTCTCAAGAAAATTGGCGAGCGTGAACGCTGGTACGACCAAACCCTTTTCTCTCCGACCGTCGGGGCCGTACCAGTACCCCTTCTTCTCAAATTCGGGGAGAACCAGAAAGGCTCTCCAACCGCAACCCACGGAACTGTCCGTGCTATACCACGTTGATATGAACATCTTTTATTTAGCTCCTCTCTCTCCACACCAGAGAGATTAATGTATCGGCGAAGAAACTTCAAGATAAATTTCACTAGGCTCTGAAATTTTTTACTCCGTCGGACTATCGAGTGAAAACAACGAACTAAACGTCGCGCGGCCGCCCAGAATTTCCGCCCGCAAGTCCCGGCCCGCCTTAAGGTAGGTCAAGATCTTACCCTCGATGGTACCCTTTACTACCAGGTCGTAATAGAATACTTTTCGGCTCTTTTGACCAAATCGCCGTATTCTACAGATAGCTTGGTCCCGCACTATTGGCGACACTGGACTCTCGTAAAATACCATATACGGAGCGATCTGCAGATTCGCCCCTAAGGCCGCGGCGCCGGCCGTAGCTACAAACACTCTAGTTTTTCCACGTTTAAAAGATTCTACACCGCCACCATAAGTAGTACTGCCGAAGATACCGGAGACCGACACCTTCTGTTCGTGGAGCTCTTTAATGATTTGCTTAGCACTCCACACGAAGGCAACGAACACTACTATCGGACTATCGCCCGTAAACTGCACAATATTACACAACTCCTCGAGTTTCGGATTTGCCGGGAGCCGCAATATCGTACTTTCTTCCATTCCGGGTGCACCGTGCTTGAGCGTCATAAACCCGGAGGCGATTTGTCGCATCTTGATAAAGTTGTTACGCAACTCCCTGTGCTGTCGAGCCTTAATTGCCTCGGAGATCACGCTCTTGTAGTACACAAGGGACTCCGGGGGTAAGTCAAGATGGCGAACTATCTCCACGGACTCAGGTAGATCACTGCACTCTTCGGCAGAATATCGGATGGCCCTATTATACAATCTTCCGGTTAACAGCGGCTTTCTATCCTTCCGAAGAGTGTACTCTCTCCTCCAGGGGGACCAACGACTAGCTTTTTCTTCGTAAAAGGCTTGCCGGAAGACTGCAAGAAACCTTCCTAGTGTCTCCCCGCGATCTACCAAATAGTACTGGGACCAGAGATCATGCAAGTCCCGGCCATGAGGCGTACCTGTCATCAATAGCACAAACGACTGTTTAGCAGTCACGGCCTTACAAACCTTAAAGAATAACGAATCATAATTCTTTACGGTTGTACTTTCATCCAGAATCACCAATTGAAACAACTTCGACAACTTCCGGCAAGCTGCGGGGTCGACAATCCATCGATTCTTTAACACGTGTCGAGTTTTCTCTTTAGCCGGGACCGACTTAGTCGTAAGATGGAGTAATCCTTGGTAGGTGGTTATCACTAACAAATCGGTAGGGCTTTCTGCCAGCAGAGCTTTGGCTTCAGCTATGTTGCCCCGCACTACGTACAGCTTGGAGGGACCGCGGTAGTGCTTCTCCACCTCTTCCTTCCAGCCATCCAGATTAATCCTGTTTGGCACCAGGACTAAACAGTTTTTAACCTCGCCGCAGTGCTGAAGATATCGAAGCACCATCAAGGAAATGTACGTTTTCCCGGTGCCCATATCGAGCCACAACGACAATCGCTTTAATCGAATTGCCAAAAGAAAACATAGTTTTTGGTGCAGCCGTGGTTTCTGGTCCCAGTCCGCAAACAGCCCCTTGTACTCTTTAAATCGGCACTCGATCGCCTTCCTGGGAAGGCTCTTGAACCGATTCAAATTGCGGAAAGAACTAGCTAGAAAGTCTCTGATGACTACCGGATGTATCATTCAAACCCCGCCGAATGACTTCAGGATCTCCTTATAACTGTTCGGATTTGGTAGAAGCACAGAATCTATTGCGAACTGGCCAAGCTCATAACTCTGAGTTAGTAGTACAGTGAATCTGTCGCGGTCCACCCGGGAATTGGCCACGTAAAGCCTTGCTAGGTTCAGCCTCTGCTCCACATCCGTAGCCGTAAGAGTTAACACAATATCGGCGGTACCAATCTTGCCGAAGGCTTCCGCAACGTGCGACGAATCAACAAAGGCAGCGGAACTTCCAGATCTATTTACCTGTGAAGCTGTTATAAGGTGTATGTTTTTTTCTACGGCGACGCCCCTCAACTCCTTATAGATGGCATCCACTCCAAGTCGGTAAGAGGAGAGATCTGCCTCCACCTTCAACAGATCCGCGTAGTCAATAATAATCACGTCGGGCACAAACTTCTCACGGATCTCCAGGAGCTCTAGGTGCCTAGTTAAGGACGCTACGGTGAGTTGTCCCGTTGGGAACTGCTTAATAATAAGTCTCCCTCCGAATCTTCCGCCAAAGGCGCCTTCGGCCAACTCCCTCTTCAAAAACTTTTTAAGTTTGTATTCTTCTGATAGGGACTGTTGCGGCTTGTAGTCGCTCCTCTTAATTGATACGAGCCTTCGGTTCCGGGAGTCTTTACAGAAGGTGAAGAGAGTCGTGGGGTCCGACCTTTTAGCAATGGCAAACAGGGACCTGATATATCGAGTCAGAATTATGTCTTCCGATAATTCGAGAGTTACGTGCCAGACGTTTAGTCTATGCATCAGGGCCCTTTTACCGAAATGAATTAGACCCCAGGATTTGCCTCTCTTTGGAGGAGCCAAAAGTAGCAGGATCTCGCCACGACCGGGTACCGCTCCAAAACGATCCAGTGCTTCTATTCCGACCGTGAATTGCTTTTGGTGGTCTTTCTCAAAGAGGACCTTTACCGCGTCAGTGAGCCGAAGGCCTGGCTCGAAGTAGGTTGTGCGGGTTTTAAGTACTTTCGCGAGTACTTCCTCCGCCTTCGGCGCCAGATCAATGTCGCCTCGGGAAAGGATTTCGGCGGCTTCCAGCACGCCTACTCGTAGAAGTTGATACGTCTTGAAAGCCCGAAGCTTCGATAGAACGAACCCGGTATCCAGATTGGCACTAATCTGCTTAAGCGAAAACAGGAACGTAAGCAGATTCTTGGCTATATTCGAATCTCCTTCAATTACATCCGCGAAAAGGTCCTGGAGGTGATCTTTCGGGGGTCGGTTTTGGCTTTTCCAATAGTCGAGGATTACCCCTGCCGTGTCTCTGTAGGACTCATCAAAGTCCTTCCTCGTTAGTACGAGGGAGGCTTCCCGGCCATCTTGGTCATCGAAAGACAGAAGTGCTAGCAAGCTCTCTTGCAGAGCTTTTGAAAGAGTGATCATTTTCTAGCGCAGATCTAACGTCTTATGCAGTTGGTTAGAAATGGAGTAGCCAAACTTCAGGGATGAGCTTATAGCCGCCGCTCTATTGAGGCGATTAAGTCTGGGGTCGTACTCATCGCAGGGCTGTACATAGATCCTCGACCTCGGAAATTTCTTCGGGGGCCTAGCTAATTCTGCGAGGGCAGGAGGCCACGAACCATCTTCAGGGCCAGTACTCGGAGGTTTCTGAGTAGAACCGATCGGCAACCCGTCCTCCTCGCTAACTTTGCCGTGTTGAATAATGTACTTGTAGTAGTTAATGGAGTTTGAGTCTATCGAAAGTCTTGGCGTCTTCGGGCTACAGATGATTCGCACGCGACCCGGAGGCTGTTGCCAGACCTGGTGCAGCATCCTCGATCCCGATGTCTCAATTTCCACATCTCCGAGAAATTTTTCTAGGTACTCCGCTGCAAAGTACGGCACGGGCTGTTGCAGGAGAGGTTCCCCGCCAGTAAGTACCAGTAATCTTGGGGTTCCGGCAGCCAATTCCCGGATTTTTGTGAAGACCCTGTCGAACGTAAGTCGTTCGGACTTCTTCTCATCGAAGTCCGTGTCACAGAACGCACATCTCAGGTTACATCCGCCCAGACGCACAAATACGGCCGATACTCCAGTGGAAGGCCCCTCCCCCTGCACAGTAAGAAAGATTTCTCTTACAAGTAAAGTTCCAGGTTTAGAAACATCCTTCTCATGCGATACGAGGTTCCGGCCCCACATCTTCACTACTCCTGTCTAGTCTCGTTAAGTATCGCCGAAGCCAACAACTGGGGCCCTATTTCCCCGCACACGTACGCCGGGAACTTCTCTACTAAGACACTATTTGATGAGCTAAGGGCTGCAAGCGTAGTTCTGAAATTAATTCCCATTTTAGAAACGCCGGAATTAATTCTATCTTGAATACACGTAATTACCATCTGAATAAGAAACGCAGCCACCAACGGGTAGCGCACCTTAGTTTCTTCCGAGATCTTAGTTACGGCATCAGTAAACTCTACGAGGTACTTCCGATAAAGCCTTTTGTTGCACACTAGATTCGTGGCAACTTTCTCACTTGTGTGAATTCCGCAGCCGCGAAGAGAAATTAACAACAGGGACAAACAGCGCGCCTGCTGATCTGTCAAAGGCTTCCGCCGAAAGCCCATAGTATCCAGAAGGGCGTAAAGAGCCTCCGCGTCCTGGGAGGTCTTAACTACTCTGGCAAGCAAACTTGCTACTTCCGTGAACTCTTCAGGCTTCATAATCACTACATAGCCACTTATCCTCAGTATGGAGGCTCGCTACCGCCGCCGCCAACCTTTGGAGTGCAGGCAAGCATAGAACAACGATGGGCTCGCAGTCCCAACGGGCTGCATGTCAGACAACTCCCGGAAGTACTGATTACAGTGCTCCCAGTCCTGTGCCAGGTTGCCGGTCCCGACAAGCCCACCGTTCACTGGAGCCGCAGCGACCAGCCGCGATTCGTCCATAGTTTTGGACGAGCACCCCGCGATGAGCAGAGTGCCAGCCAGCGCACTGATTACCAAATTAGCCTTTACCATCCTTTTTCTCCCGTCGTCTAGTCATGGCGAGGGCGACCAAGCCAACCCTCTCCGCGGCGGACTGCAGATCGCCATCCGTAGCACAGTCCACCCAGTTTGCTACGTCGTAGTGGTAGAGATCCGGACGATCGGCCAGATCCGCTGCCGTCAAGCGACCTTCGTCGCTCAAAGCAACGAACTCTGCCTTGATAGCCTTAAGAATGACGTCTATCATGTCTCTACCCTCCTTGGTATCCCAACCTCTCCATAGATTGTATACGAGTCTTCACATCCTGCCAACAACTTTGTTATTTTTCGGCCGGACCTGGAGCCATCTTCATCTTCCAACTGGCGGCCTACCTGCCACCAACTTCCAACTTTCATCTTCCAACTGGCGGCCTACCTGCCACCAACTTCCAACTTTCATCTTCCAACTGGCGGCCTACCTGCCACCAACTTCCAACTTTCATCTTCCAACTGTACAGTGAAGCCGGGTTTGGGGAGAGCTCGACATAGCCCCTAGTTGTCACAAGGACAAACAATAGGAGTTGTCGAACCTTCCCCAAACCTTACCAAGGCAAAGTGAAGCCGTTGGCTGGGGGCCAGAGTTCAGGAGGAATAAGCCTGCTCTGACTAGTCAGCTACTTCTCAGTGGCCTTTATTCCTACCACTGCCAACCACCCCTTCTGACCAAGCTCTGGGGTTACGACTTTGGTTGGGCCCCGCGCTAATCGTACAGTAGCCACCCGACCGCGCCGTGCAATCGTCTCGTCGGGCTATATATCTAACACCAGTACCGTAAATATATAACCCTGACATCGGGCAGCTATGTATGAGCGCCTCTAGGTGCCTAGCTTTTGTCGTTGACTGCAACGAACAAAATTGCTAGTATCGGCACTTGGTAGCTAAAAGGAAACTGGTATGGAAATCGAAGTAGTTACAGATGCACATGGCGCCAAAAGATGGTATCACGACAAGAAACTACATCGCGCCGATGGTCCGGCGGTTGAACTACCTGATGGTACCAAGAAGTGGTACCTGAAAAATAAGCTACACCGGACCAACGGTCCAGCGGTTGAACTACCTGATGGTACCAAGAAGTGGTACCGCAACGGGTACGTACACAGAGAGGATGGTCCTGCCATCGAATACCCCGATGGAACCAGGGAATGGTACCAAAGGGGGAAGCTACATCGGCTGAATGGTCCAGCACTCGAAGGCTACGACAACACAGAAGATTGGTATCAGCGAGGAGCGCCGCATCGGCTTGATGGGCCTGCTATTGTGAAGCGGGATGGAACCAAGAAATGGTTTCTAAGGGGGAAATTGCACCGGGACGATGGTCCGGCCGTTGAACTACCTGACGGTACCAAGTACTGGTACCGAAGAGACAGGTTACACAGGATTGGTGGCCCCGCCGTGGAGAGGGCTAATGGCACCAAAGAGTGGTGGCAGAATGGCAAACTCTACCACCGGGATGGTGGTCCGGCCATCGAGCATTTTGACGGCTCTAGGCAGTAGTTTAATTGCGGGCGAGAAACCGCCCGGAAACCCGCACCGGACCAATAACTGCACACGCATACTACCTTGACCAACAGTATGACAAGGCAAGTTTGCAACGCTACATCACGAGGGGATAAAATTGTGAGGCCCCCCAATGAATAGAAAAGTTGCCTTGGCAATAGCGGCTTTAGCTGACGCGGCCTTGGCCTCATCGAGGGATTATTCCCGATGTTTGCGGGCCACCCGGCATCTAAAATTGCTTCTGCAGGTAGATTCCGATTCGGAAAATTCCGAACTTTTGGAGACACTGCAAGCATTACTAATTCGCGCGCGAGCCGTGGAGAGCGGGTACGCAGGAAAGAATAGGCCCCCACCGCTCATGGAGCTACTTCCGGAGGATCTGCAGGTAAAGGCTTGCAGCTTACAGCAATTTCTATATCAGCTGTACCAAGGGATTTGGTTTCAGTGCTCTTCGTGGGATGAAAAGCCTGGCCTTCGTAGCTCACGCAATAACGCGGCTGGCGACACAATCCTCAAGATGCTTTATGAGGACCGACGCTGGACTGGATACAAATCTTGGTGTCGGACCACGAGCCCATCTGTTAGGGCCTTGATAGTAGAAGCCTTGATCTTCGATAGGCCCGTACCAAACCCGAATTTTGGGACCGTGTGCAGCACGATCGACCAATGGCCGTTCTCGGAATAAGAAGAACCAACGAAGTTATTCGTTGACCGCCCACGGATAAAAGCTTATACATATTCCTATGGTTAGCAGATTTTGATGGAATGGAAAGGACGAATAGCCTAGGAACTCTCCTCCCATCCCCCTTGAATCCTAGGCTATACTTGGGGCCGCTGGAGACAGCGGCCCCCTTTTTATCGGAAGGTGCCAAATGACCAGTAGTAAGAAACGCCGGATTTTGCACGTCAACACCCGCAGAATCCTTATTGCGATGATAAATTCCGGCAGTACGTATGCGGCTGTTAGCCGGAAAACTGGAGTCCCGCCCACTACCGTTCGTCGGATCTACCAGGCTCGCGACCTCTGGGTAGATCACTCCGAGCCTGGCGCCGAAGTACGTACTCCACCGACAGCACAGCCAAAGGCTCCTACCCCCAACCCGAATCCCAAGAATATTCGATACGAGGACTGCCACCGGGCAACGGCAGCAAACCTCACAGGAGTGCCTCCGTTGCCGTCATCAATCTCCGCCGTAAGATCTCTGATGACTACCACCTTGACCTGGGACTATGATTGACCGCTAGGCTATAGCGCTGGTTTGCAGCTAGCCACAGCGGGCCTAGGCCCAAAAAATCACGCTGATTTGCGCATGATTTTGGCACACCTCTTGTATGGTGAGCCCTTTTGTATAGAGTAAGAAAGGCCCCCGCCGGAGCGGGGGCCTTCGTCGTCCTATTCAAAAAGAAAGCCGGGTGGGGAGCCCGGCTTTAGGTGGGGGAGGACTGTCCTAACATCAGTGACTATATAGGTCATCACAGGGACGTTGTCAAGAAAAAATTTACAGCTGGTAGTTTACCTTCTCACAGCGCCAATCGTGCGAAGAATCCTCCGGTACGCTGGACGCACCGACGGCCTCACACAACTCCTGAGTGGGATAGAGCAGTTGCGTATCGAGCTCGATGGTGCATTCCCCGGAGAGCACGATCAAGATGAGTACCCACATCATAGAAACTCCCTGTAAGGTGTCTGCGTGGCGATTTTTAATTGACTTGTTTTTCCTCGGGGGTCTTCTCCGTTACTACAACCTCCCCGCACAAGTCAGAGTAGTAAAGGGCCCAAACAATGATGACGATCCGCTCCGGGGAGACTTCATTCCCTGGAGGTGTAGCACCTAACACTCATCGCTGCAACCCATCAGTAAGCGCCTGACTCGTTACAGATCCTGATACCTTTCTGTGTCAAGACAGGGGAGAGTTACTGCCGGCTAAACTACGCGTGACAATTACGGCTACTAATTCTCAGTTATAGTACGACTTGGGTCAGCGCCTTCTTGAACCAGGAATAGTAGTCGCTGAGATTTTCGACGGCCATCGCAATACCGGCTCCAACCATGAGCCACCATGCGGATTGAGCGACGATCGCAATATCCTGGATCCGACGGCGTCTAATTACAGCCGCTTCTATCGACTCCCTATTCTTCGGGTCAAGGCGTAACACCGTGAATAGAATTTCGTGATGCTTATCGTTTTCGTTCAGCCGCGCATGAAGTTCTTCGCGTGTCCGCCTGATCTCCTCTAGGAGCTCGAGCGTTCCGACCCTTCGTTCGGCGTTCATACAAACCTACCAAGTTTTTTCGTTGGGGCACGGGTCCCACGAGCGATGCGCGCCTTCGCGGGAATGTCCGGCCGATCCTGCTCGGCCTGGGACAACAAAGTCGGGTACGGCAACCATTATCATGTGTATACCCTTACGTAGTCGATATCGACGGTGAGGCCGTCGGCGCCGGAGGCCGGGTTGACGTCCTGCTGCGGGATCGGCCCCTGCGACTTGACCCAATGGCCGAAGAGGAAGTGGAACGGCTTGTCGAACGGCGAGCCGGTCGGCCCCTGCGATCCGGCGCCGGCATAGGGAGCAGCGAAGTTCACGCGATCATACCGGTAGGGGGTCGCCCGAGTGTTCCCCCAATCCCAATTCTCCTTCAGCCCGTCCTTGCCGGTCGCATCCAACGACAGTACGTCGTCGTACCAGACCTTAAACCGGATCGTGTTGTTCTCGCGGAACCAGTGCACCTTCATGACGTGCCAGGCATCGCCCCAACTCGGGAGGCTAGAGATGCGATGCCCGGTATCCCAATTAGTCGGGTTGGAGTTGAGCGCCTGGATCAGCGTCGTCCAGATCATATGCTTCCCGCCGCCGTCGACCGGGTTCCACTCGTTGCCCCAGACGCTCTCGCACAGGTCGATCTCGCCCGACGCCGGCCACCAGCCGCCGTTCACGCCGCTCTGGGTCCAGAAGTAGGTTTCGGCACCGGGCAGCCACGCCGGCATCATCCACATGACCGCCTGGAGACCGCTGCGGTTCGGATTGTTGAGTGACACGGGCCCCGGCGGAAACTTGAACCTGATCTCGAAGTAGCAATCCGGCCCGACAGCGTACTTCAAATTCGCCCGAGCCTTGTGGTCCTGTCCCTGGATCTGGCAACCCCACCAACGACCGGTGCCGGCGTGCCAGCGCACCGGAAACCGGATCGCTGAGTTCTCGAAGAACGGCACGCAATAGGCGGGGTTCATGTTGGTGTTGGTGCCGGATGCGCCCCAGTAGTTGTCGTCGCTGGAGATCATCCACTTCGTGGTGTCGAGCGTCGGGCCGTCGAACTCGTCCGCCCACGACAGCGAATAGGTCTTGCCGTCGATCGTCTTGGTGTTAGGATTAGGATTAGCACCCTGACGATACGGGCTTGCCGGCCCCCACAGCTCTAACAACTTTGTGGCCGCATGAGTCATCACACAACTTGCGGAACCATCAAGGCACGAATCTACGATTTTTCCACTCTCTAGAATGTTCGCGTTAAACCATAGAACGCACGCAATATCGACATTGTTCTGGACACACCATTCAGTAACCTTGGTAATCGTATGGTAGTCGACTGTCTGAGATATATTACCGATACCGTTTGGACGATCTACGGCAACACGCCGGAATATCCCAGCCTCTGAAATGAAAACCTTTTTGCCGATAGACTTCGCAAACGCCAACTGGCCCATAGGCGACCAGTTTGTATCTACGTCTGCGTTATTCGCCGCAATGGCAGAGAAAATAGAATCAATCTGTGCAGTCGTCGGCGTGCATCCTGGCGCTGCACAACTAATCCATCCGGAACCAGGATAGAATGTCAACCCCCAGTAATCCATCCATGGTAGGCCGCGGCCATCGTTGCCGGACACATGCCAAAGCGCCTTGCTTAAAATGCCGTTCTGCGGCTGCGAATTCGTGTCTGTATAAGGGACAAAGGCGAATTCGATTGTCGGATCGACCGCCCGCATGGCATTGACCATCGTACGCCACGCTCCGGCCCACAGCCCAGACGTGACTTCGGCCGCAGTCGGCGACCACGGCTTGTAATTCATTTGCGTCTCTGAGGACGCTATAACGACTTTGTAACCGCTGTTCTTACAGTGCTGGGCAATATTGGTCCACTCAGTCACAACACCGGAGACAGCATCTGAGCACTGCTGATATGTCCAGGCCTGCAACCTTGGAACGTATCCCTGCATCAGGATTCGGCAGTTCGCCGGCCGAGGGTGGTTCATCGGCTGCGATTGGCCGGATTGGCCTGTGGCGAAGAGAAAATTCTGCACTTGGTTCGCGGCGCTCCCAACAAGGCCGCTGATGGGATTCCCGCCGTCGTACCAGATTGCGCCGGCGCCGCTCATCCGGTTGTACATCGCCTGGCCGCCGTAGAAGGCTCCTTGCGGTGGCAGAGAACTTGTACCGCCACCACCTCCACCTCCGCCCCCACCGGGGGATCCAATAACTACGAAGGTTGGAGCCCCACCCTTAGCCCTACTACGAGTGCTAGCTATTCTCTGCGCCCTAATAATCACGACTGATCCTCACGCTCAGCACAAGCCATGAAAAATCTAAGCCCCGCCAATCCATTCATGCTGGCTGGAGTAACCACATTAAGGAATTCGCCATGTGCAAGTTCGACAACTTGTGAAGCAGCAGGGGCTACCCATGTGCCAGAGGAAGTACTCCAAAGCGTCCAGGTCGACCACAGATTACCAGCCCCAAATGAGGCGCGGGCAACATTGATCGGGGACTGCCCCAGCACTTGGCGAGTGACAATAAAGTCGGTGGCAGCAGATGGCGCAGTAGTACAAGTTACCGTTCCTATATCCGCCGGATCAAACGGGACCCGCGTAGGATTAAAGATGTACTGACTAAAAATGGTAGTACTAACCGGAGGGACTCCCGGATCCCAGAACGACACTTGAGAGATTATAGGACTGCTACCAATGATTTCCCAGGTAGTGCCGGCATTCCTGGTCATGAGCCAGTACTCTTGCCGGCTTCCGGGTGCTATCTTCCTGGGCGGGCCACTATAGCCAAGGACGGTGTACGCCGAATAAGTAGCCTTAATAACGTTCGCCCCACTATTAATGACTACTAAACGAATGTAGAATTCATACCCAGTAGGAGAATTACTTCCTGTAGGTAAGGCAATTGTGAAATTGGCATCGGTGGTGACCAATCTAGTGGTTCCAGAAACCCCACTTGTTGAGGGTGTTATCGTACCTCCTACTAGCACACCGGTATCAAGAGTGAGGGATACGACTTGCGATAGTATCAACCATTTGTTAGTGGCGTCGAACTTTAGGAGAGAATCTCCGCCGAGTGCCCCTCCAGACTTGTACTGAATACTGCCTTCGTCTCCAGCCGGAACCGCCCCACCTGAGCCACCAGAGCGCCAACTAGTGCCCCCGAGATGTGCGTCAAGGAGATTCGCAATTGCGGCACCAGTAAACGACGTGTTGTTTAGCTTTCCGTCAAGTACTGTCGACAGATCCGTCTGATTTCCGATGGCTCCGGACACTTGTCCCCAGGTGACCGGCGCCGTCAAATCCAACCAGACTGCCGCCGAACTAGCCGCGTTAAGACACAGGTATGCCTTATTAGTTTGGGGAACCAACCACAATGTGCCGACTGTATTTCTACTGTTAGTGTCATCACTCTGAGTAGGGGCAGCAGTCTTGTTTCTCCACCTCGCTGCGAGCCAAGCGCTAGCCTGTGGATTGGCCACAAAGTCTGCTTCCAACCCGGTATGGTAGAAGTCCTGATTGGGAATTATAACTGTAGGAAAATCTGCCCCGGCGTATTTTGACGCAATAGCGTGGTCGACAGCGTTGAAGCCGGCCCTTACGGGCCCTCCCAGACCGCCTGGGACACTCCCGGTTAGAGTAGTCTGAGACATCCACTTTAGCTCCCAGCCTTACCGTACAGAGAAATACTTCCTCCGGCAAAATTACCGGCCGACACCGATAGTTCAACACCTTGGACCGTGGATACAAGAGAGGAACGTGCCCCTACCTGAGAATGTGCCGGAGCCCCTCCCGTATTCAGGTAAACACCGCTACCTCTAACGGTAATTATGTCAGAGTAGTCTTCAATGTAGTACTCGCCGGTCAAAGCGGCGCCGGCTGCGTTTCCTAAGGCATTAGGATAAGTTATATCGATCGCCGTCTGTGAAGCCCCACCACTTAGTAAGTTACTGCCGGTTGTAGGTATCTCCAATATGGAATGATATGTAGTGCCGGTTTGCCAAGCATTAAGAATTTTCAATCTCAAAAAGGCTGTGACGCCGTTATTAGCCGGAGAAGCATTGGTGATGCGAAACCGCTTTTCCTGGTAATCGCTAGGCGTACCGGAGTCGAGTCTCACTGAACTCTGTCCCGCGAGAGTTGCAGTCTGTAGAAGCTGCCATTCAGAAGTGAAAGTAGTAAAAGGCTCGAGGCCGGTTTCCCCACTATTTACACGTACTCCTTTGAGAGCGTTACCAGATAACGAAAAGCCGTCAATGAGTGAGGAAAACCTGTCGATAGACAGAGGCCGCCAAACTGCCGAACCTGTAGCAACTACGCACTGATAAACTCTTTGTGGGGACGAAGCCACGTCAAACCAGAAAGAGCCTACGGACCAACCTTGCGTGGAGTTATCAGTCGTTAGTGGTGCGCGGTTGGCAGTGAAGTTATGGGCTACAGTAGAGAAGTTATTTATTGCAGTCCCGGTATGGTAAGGGATGATGGTCGTGCCATTGTACGACGCTAGAACATTCCAACCAGATGCGCCGCTGTTTGCAATTTTAATTACATTAGATGCCGTGTCCCACCAGAGCATTCCCGGATAACTTGGGGAAGGCTCGGTAACCCCGGAGTTAAGAGATGCTAAGGCTTTGAACGCCTCATTCACCCGTACCCGATAGACTTTTTGAAGTACGTTGACTATCGAACCAAGATCGTTTGATTGTGTCATAGTACTTCCGCCTTTACACTAAGATTGCTAACTTGACACCCGATAGAAGAATCGAACGATTTTACCAAGAGTCGGAACTCCAACTTCCAGGCCGAGACTTCGGCAGAGTCGAGCCTCCTCCAGGAACTCCATACAATCTCGTTAGGGTTATTTACATCAACCAGATTATCAGATTCACGGTACTCGAGCCAGGCTTCGGTTGGGGTTCCAACCAGATCCCCATCAATGAGGCCGCCGCTATCGAAGTAGTCTTCTTCCGGGTCATCAATAAAGTCGTACACGGCATAGGCCTCAGCTAAAAGAAATCCGGTTAGCCTCACATTTCTGATCTGAGTAAAATCCATACCGGTAGCAAAATTATAAGCCCCTACCGAAACTACGGCGCGTTCCCCTGCTATATCGAAATCAGGAATGGAGTCCCAGTCAAGGTCATCGATGGAGCCGCTATCCAACAGAAGGACACTGTTCTCAACGCGCATACCCACCTTAGCGCCGGAAAAGGCTGGTTCTTCCACAACTTCCCTAAGAAGGGTAAAGGTAAGTAGGCTGGCCTGTTTCGTGGAGATTGTCACTACCGGACTAGCATTACCGGATCTATCAAACACCGTTCCAAGGTATGTCCCGGGCTTGAGTGGCAGGACCGTATGAGTGGCCGATCCCGCAATTGGGGAAGTTCCAATTCCTGTGGCCGCTTGCCAAGTGACTCCCCCGAACAGGGGGCTGTGCCGGAAGACTATTGTGCCACCAAATTGCACATCGAGTTCCGGTGGTGCATCCCAGCGCAACTCCGCCCTCCCTCCGGCTACAGACAACGTCAAACCAGTAAGTGCGGTTGGTGGTTCCAAAGCACCTACAACCGTGTGCCCATCAAGCCTAGTCGCCACGCTCTGGAAGTAATCAGGGTGTGTGTAAATCAACCGGAAGTCGTACTGCTCGCCACTCTCTAAGCCTGTAACTATCGCCTGGTTTTCGGTTCTACTGTCCAGAGTAGCCATCTGGAAGTCCGTCGAGGTGCCTGTCTGACGGTAAAGAATCGTCAAACTCGTACCAGCATGACTTGGCGGACGAAGCTGAAAGATAATCCGAGCCTGCAAAGTGCCATCTGGCGCGAGTATCATGGCTCCTGTGCCAGACGAAACCCCTAAGATCTCCGGGGATGCCAACTGGCGGGCAGGCCTCACCACTGGTATGTACGACGGTAGCTGGTTCTCCCAATCATACAAATCTGTGCGGTAAATGACGGCCGTAACTTTCGCAGAAAAATCTCCGGCATTGGGGATTATCTTGGTGATAACCAGGTCCACACTTTCAGACCCACGCTCCCCAACGAGTATCAGATCTCCTACATTCGGCCGCAGCCCATTCGTCGTACCAGAAACATTAAAGACGTTGGTGTCTCCTGGAGTAGTATCTACATCCATCTCAAGCACGGGCAACTCAGAAGACCTTACCTGAACCCGGTACGATATCCCTGCCTCCATTACCAAGGAGGTGTCGAGGACAAAGGAGGTGACTCTAGATTCATCGACCGAGAGAGTCCTGCCAATTACCCTTCCGGCAACCAAACCGATAGCGAGTGTGTCGTGTTGGTAGCGGACCCTGTCCCCACGCTCGTACAGAAGGTACTCGATGCCCTGTTGAAACTCGTAGAGCTCTCTTCTCAAATAACGATTGGCCAAGGCGTAGCGAGCCTGTTTCATTGCTTGAGTAACACTGTCGATGCCGATCAGTTCTAGTCTTTCAATATCCTGCGCCGTTTGTTCATTGTATCCATCGGCATACACTAGAACTTCCTCGTTAACCTGCCACCCCTTATCCCTATCCCGGAAAGATAATCTGTAAGCGTGCGGGAGTTCAGGATACACTAACGAGTACTTGAAGCCGTAAGCATTTACGGGAGATACTACTACAACCGGGCTTGCTTGCGGAAAATCGTAAACTACGCCGTGCCGGCCGTCCCGCCAGTTGTAGGAACCACGCCCGGCCGCAGCGACTAAAGCTAGCACCTCCTGCACGCTTGTCTTACTGTCTAAGTAGGCATTAAATTCACAGCCGGCCACGTCACACAGCTCCGACCACTCCTGTAACCTTATCAGATCAAGCTTGCTATCCGGCATCCTAGCCCTAGGGGCTGCCAGCGGTTCCTGCATAATTTGTCGGAATGCCGCCGCCGGATTGGAACTTGGGCCCCATACCCACGCGGTGCCGTTCCAGTGTTGAACAATCCTCTGGGTAGTGATAAAGATGGTATCCAGATTGCCGTACAGCTGTTCTGAGGCCCTGATCCTTCCGAAAAGGTAAGCAATCCCGTTAATGGGCACAGGATTGGTATGAGTGACAGTATTTAACCCAACCCACTTGCTATCATCCGAAGTCCGATCGTCTGTCTGTACCTCCGTTATCCTTTTTAGTCCTATATCGTACTGCCTCGAAGTAGCAAGGACCACCGGGACGAGCTTCTCGCTCCAAATAAGCGGGGATGTCTGCCTCCCAGTAACTATAAAATTCTTTATAGACCATTCACCGATTACGATCGTATTTCCGACAGCCGGTGTCAGAGTGCCTCCAATAGGCAGTGGAGTCCTCAGGAAGAATGTACTGCTTTGGCCGGGCCTTGTAACTAAGGGTATGACATGAAATTTTCCCGAACCAATACCTAAGGAAGCGGCGTACTCGCGCCCGACCTCCATTGTGGCAGGGGAACTCAGAGTAAAGGCTACGACTTGATTTCCTGAGACAGTCTGGCTAGATACACTTCCTGCAACTAATCCGAGGTCGGAGTACTCTCCGCTGGTTTGCGTAGTATTCCTACCGGCCTCAGCGTAACGAAGCTGAAACTCTATCGAGAAGCTTCTCTTCTCCTGGTTATTCTTCTTTATATTCACTAGGCCCAGCGGAAAATTAAGAAAGAGTACTAACTCATCCGCCTCGGGCTCTGAGGTCCTTTGTGTGTAACTAGTAGTCAATACAGCATCAAAGACCTCCGAGGCCACATCCGAGGTATAAAGCTTTGACTGTTTGAATTGGTCCACATCCCACCCATCGGGTAGGGTACCATCCCCCTTATAGTTTCTCGTAATTGTTTGTCCGGCAGAATACGAAACTCCGCTTACCGCACCAGACCCCACCACCGTGTAATGGTCCCCGAATACTGGGCTCGAGGGGAAGGCCCCGGACGCAGAGTTCCAAGAACCGCGGTCCGTTATCTGGGACAAGTGCCACCCTCTCCGGAACTCTAGATCTACCTCGTTAAAAGAGGTTATTGGGGTCTCTCCAATCTCAATTTCTAAGTCGTCCACCAAGCCGATAGATACTGCCAAGATAAAATGTAGATATGTAGCGCCTTCCGCGACCTCTATGTAAGGATTGGCAGCAAAACGTGGCGCAAAACGAAATTTACCGAGCAAGGATCCTATTGCTGCCCAACCCCGCGCCTCATTCCGCGCGCCGGAGATGGTGTACTGATTAGATTCCTTACCACTATTATCGGAGAGCTCCGCCACGGGGGCCAATGCCATCGAAGCGTAGATATTTAAGCCGGTGCCGATAGCGAAGGCACCGGCAGCAATGTATGGCAACGCCGCCGCCCAGAAGCCGCCCGCGGCGCCGGCCGTAAGTACCGTGGTAACCACGGCAGCAATAACAAGGAATACTAAGGCGACGATTTGGACCGCCTGCTGATTCTCTGCACTTCTACCTCCCCGGGGGACGACGATAAAGGTTACTGTCCTGCCCGGGTTCGCACGTACACGGTGCCAGTGCTCGCGTGGAATCGTAAAACCTTCGATATCAGCCACCAGAAAGTTTCTCAACTCTTCTATTGGCTGCACTATCGTCGAAATTTTATCAAGGGTGTACTCAGCTGGGAAAGACCAAGTTAGGCACTCTGTGGCTAACGGATTAGCCTTGGTGCGCACCCACACCCGCCCGCAAGAAGGTTCCACAGTGCCATGCGGCGCGTACTTTGGAAATTTAAGAACCTTGGTCATGCGCAGCCCCGCAAATCTTTATGGTACCTGTATACGCACACCAATCTTTTAGAGAGGCGGTCCAACTTGGACAACACTGAGGACCCCCCAACAATTTCTGAATGTAGCACCTGGCTAGAAGATACGAAAATACCTATATGAACCGGAAGATTCTTAACTTGATCGTTGTGCCGAACTATTGTCTTCATGAGAGCGACGTCGAAACAACGATATGGAGGTTCTACCGGCGCCCAATCTTTCTCGCCAGTGCGGATGTGTTCGGCAGTCTCCTGATGTGTATTGACATCATCGCTGGAGTAGTTCGTTATAGTTAACTTAGCCCTCTCACTCAACACCAGCCGGACCAATCCGTAGCAGTCCAGCCCATTCTCCTTAGTTCTTCCTCCGCAAAGATACGGAAGACCCACGTACGACTGAACCCAGATAGGAATGGTATCAAGCATTATTGAAACAGTCCCGGAAACTCCCCGCCGTTAAAAATCCTTGGAGGGTAAGGTTCAGACTGAATGTCAAAATCAAGAAGTTCCGCCTCCAAAAAGTTAGAGCTTGTGTCCGCACTAATGGATCTCAGTGTAATGCCCTCTAAGGACAGAACCGGGATTTCCGTATCGGAAGCCAGCACTACAATAAAATCTACTACGGGGGCTTCCGTGATTAGCCGGAACACTTGGAGCACTCGTTGGTCCACAATGTCCACCTGTAGAGTTGCCCTCGGGAGTTGGTCTTCTCCAACAGGCGGGGATTTCAGCTTGAACGGAAACGGCTCAAACAGTAATCCTTTGTGAAAAGTGTTTAGACTATCGGATGTCAATAAGATTGGGGGCTCTGTCTCAGCCTTTACCAACAGGATAAATACCTCGGGGGATTCTACGCTAGTTAAAGCGGTTATCACATTACTGGAAAAATTCCGCATACTAAACCTCCCATTCACACGTTACTTGATAGTAGTGACCAGGATACAGCGCGGCTACAGGTGGTGTAGTAAATCTCGCTTGCAAGGTACCAAAGACTGGGTGTACCCATGAAAATCTTTTTAGACCTGTAAGAAGAGTCGACGTGTAGAACTGGTCAAAAATTACGTACTCTTCTTCGGTAAACTCGAAAACCACGGAGAATTTTTTCGGGCTGTTTGTGCCTCTTCTCCTTCTTTTGATCGGATACCCTTCGAAGCCGCTGACTACGGCATTCTCGGCCATTTGATGTGCGTACTGGCCTACCAATGGCTGAGCCGGCAGGCTATCTGGCCACACAATTCCTGAATCTCCAGAGGCTAGCAAGCTCGCCGACTGTAGTGTAATGTCGGCAGAAAGCAAAGCCTCCGAATTTATGATGGCTGCAAGTTGTGCGGCCTCAAGAGTAAGATCTACGACTCCTACTGCGGTTCCAACCGTGATACCGGAGAGGACTGTGGCACTCTCCAAGGAGGTGCTGGCTGTGCCCTGGATCTCCACAGTTCCTGTGGAGGACACTGTGGCATTATCTGTAGTAGCGAAGAGGTTAATCGAACTCTCTCCGCTCCCTTGCGAACTGAGGGAAACGGCCCCCAAATTTGCCGAAAGTACACCGAAGGCTGGGACTTGTGCCTCTGTCTGAAGTTGGCATCCTGCCAATGTCGCGGTAAGAGTGCCTTCGGCGCTGGCTGTACCTAAAAATTCTACGCCAAGAATTGTTCGAACGCGGTTTACTGCCGAAGATCCGGTGTACTGCTGATTTCCTGTAGATGTCGGGGTATGAGTGCCGAAGTTAGCTCGTACGCCTGACGAGTCATTCGTAGAAGCGTGCTCGTCTTGTTCTGTGAGGGGCGAATCTAAGGTGACGCTGGAGTCTTCGTTTGAGGATGAGTGTGCCACAATGACTAAGGAGTCCGTGGAAGACTCTATATTCAGGGTGGCCGAACAAGAAGTTTGGAACTCGGCCCCACCACCGGCAGTGGACCCGGTCGGATCAGAGGCCTTAATATCGGAAATCTGCGCTAGGAAAGCAACCGCAGAGCGGACATTAGCCGACCAAGTAACGGCTACCGTCTTATTAGTCTGGTCGCCAGGATTTGCCCAGTAACAAATGGCAACGTTCTTGCCAGGCCCCGGGTTGTAGGCCTGTACATTCGTAAAGATGAGGTCGGCGGCCACACTGTTGTAAGTAATGGCCGATACTATCGAAGAGGAACTTCCGGATACGGAGGCTGCGACTATTACTACTAGGGATCTTCCGGCAGTGTGGGAGATATTAGTTATGTTCCAACTGGAACTGCCGAGAAAACCCGACTCGGTTTTTGAACTGGACTGTAATGTCGGGCGAGCCATTTCGGGTTTCTCTTACTTACACAACCGAACCATCAGACACAAGTGTCGCTTCGTCCAGATAGGTAAAGACGGACCCGATTGGCAGGGTGGGCACTGGTGTGAAGAAGGCCTCCAACTCGAGTTCTACATCGTACAACTTTCCAGATACGGCATTCACGATTGGAGGCTGTACAAAAGAGACTGTGGGAATCTCCGAAAGTGTGGGGCGGTACTTCCAGGAGAAGCTCTTTCTTCCTGATTCAAGTGCCGCGTAGTAAAAGGTTTCGAAATCCGCTAATTGGACGTCCGTCAACCGCAGCCGGCCTTCCACCAGTTTCGGGATATTGGTCTGCCTTCTTCTCCTTAGGGCCGGCCCCCGCTCCGTAGTTGTTACAATAAGGTTGTCAGCGTGGTGCTCCCGGAAACTATCAAAGGATAGATACACCGGTAGAGTGCCTGGCCATTGAATAGTTTCCGCGCCGATTACACCAGTTGACACAAGTACGGAGTTCAGTAACGTAACGCCGGCAGAGGCCGCCGTTTCCCGGGTACCTTGTGCTGATAAAACCGCATCAGCTAGTGTAATAAAAGAATCGGCTAGTGAGACTAGTCCGGTTGTCGCCGCAAGAGTAGCGTCTTGTAACGAAACCTGAACAACCCCTGTCCCGGGTACGGCGCCTGTTGCCGAGGCTGTAACATCTCCAAGTGTAGGAGTGGCTGTAGCAGATATTTCGGCGAGACTGGAGGCGTACGCCTCGAACCCTACTGCGCCGAGAGTTACGTCCAGAGCGGCGCTAACTTCTATGCTGGCCGTCGCACTCAGAGTTGCAGGGGCCAAATTTACGGAGGACGAGCCATCCACTGCTGAAGTCGGTAAAAACTCCACTACTAGAAGTGCCGCGTAGTTTGCTACCGCGGCGGAGCAGACATAGTTTTGGTTTCCAGTTGCACTAGGCACATGTGAGCCGAATTTAGCGGCTGGCCCAAGCGCGTCGGTTGTGGTAGGAATCTCCAGATACTGCAGCGACGTTATAGGGGAATTAAGCGTCAGGTCCGTAACGTCCGCGTTCTCATGACAGAACCAAACGATTACCAAACTATTTGCTTGCTGTATATTCGCCGTAGCAGTGGCTGATGTAACTGATACGGAAGCCGGCGCCGCCGGCGCCCGTGCAATAGCCCCGATTTTGGTCCCGGAGGGATGTGCCGAGGTCTCGATATCAAGAGCGAGGGCCGTGCGAATGTTTTTGGAACTATCCGGACCAGACCAAGTAATTGTCACAGTCTTGTTAGTCTGGGCTCCAGGATTTGCCCAGTAACAGACAGCGACTGTCTTACTCGGGTACCCAACGTTAATGTGCGTGATAATATTATCGGCAGCTACTCCATTATAAGTGGCCGCCGAAACGGTGAGATCCGCCGGGCTCTGGTAGGCAGTTGCCGCAACCAGCAGTACCAGGGATCTCCCATCGGTATGATTACGAGTGAACGACCACGTTTTGGAATTTAGCCAACCCGATAGCCGCTGTCCCCAGGAATGGAGTATCGGCACGGAAGTCGCCCCTAAGCCGGCGGATCAATAAGATCAATCAGAATCGTTAGCCGGGCCTTAATGGCAGTGCAAGACGCTGGCGCCGTCACTACGGCTCGTACCATCCTCCCAGTCCCATCATTACTAACGACTTGGTTTTGGGCGAATCTTCCAGCCCCCATCGGCCAGTTTGCCTCGCACCAAAGGATTGCATCATCAATTGCGGAGGATAGGCTGCCCCAAGCGGCCACTACATCGTATGCTGGATCCCCGGCATCCTCTTGGGCGATCGTAATAATGTTTGGATGCCCCGAAACCTGGGCTATTTTGGCTTTGAGGGCCCCAAGATTTTCAAACCACGCTTGGGACAGTTCTACCAAATCAACCGTAAGTGAGTCGCACTGCCCACTTAGGTGCACCATCTGCCGTCGGAAGCTTGCAACATTACGCTTTAAGTCCTGGTAAAGCTGTCTAGGACTCGGCGTAGAGTCCGATGTTCTGACGCCCATGTAACTAGTCCCCTTTTCTTAGCAGGAATTAGGCGTTACCGTCGGTCAGCGTGAATGCCGTAATTGTAATCTGCTGGCCAGCAGCAATAGTTACGTTATCAAGGGTCATGTCCCCGCCACCGCCCGTAGCTGTAATCGTGCCCTGGGCATGGCAGGTAGTGCCATCACTGGCGTACACCCGGAAGTGGGCAGCCGTACCAGCGGCATCTGCTGAAGCATCCTGCCACGTTCCGGACTTTGCCTTGCTCCCGCTCGATGCCGCTGCCAACCAGTCAGACGGCAAGGAAAGGGTGGACAGAACTGTACCGCTATCCGCAGCGGCACAGTTAGCGGGAGCGGAGCCCGACCGGATTTTTAGAACGGCAGAAACCCCAACCGTAGTTTCGATAGAATCCAATCGGGCATTTCTCACCGCGACGGAAAATTGCAGCGTCATTTGCTTCTACTCCGGTTTAGAAAGTTAGTCCGACTTTTCTGCCGCGGCTTTGTCGGCAGCTCGCAGCTCATCAGCATGGGCGGCCACGGCGGCCATAAAGGCAGCGACTCGCCGGTGCTGTTCCTGGCGCTCTTGTTCGGTTAGCGGCTCCCCCCGTTGATTCAGTTCGATAACCCGCGCGGCAGATGTTAGAAGGGGGACGAGCCCCGCAATGATAAGTTCAATACCCACCGTACGATCTCCCAGTTACGCCGCTAGCGGCTGTTAAAAATTCCAGCAGTTTTACACGGGCGATTTCTGCAGCGTTTTCCGTCAAGGGCGCTTCCCGGCAAGTACTGACTGCGGCATCATAAAGGTCGTCTAATTCCGCAAAGGTTTCCGCAGTGATTTTTTGGGCCACACGCAGGTTAATCACCTGAACCATCGCCTCACCTGTAAAAGCGCAAGCTTGATCGAACCTGGAGCGAGCAGAAACCGGTGTGCCACCAGTTGGTGACATGGCACAACCGAGTAGCAGAAAGACTACACTGCCACTGAGTAGACATCTTACCACTTCGCGCACCTCCTATTGAGTCCACACCTAACGCTTACGAAGAGCCCCGTAGTTGTTAAGCGATTGCCGGGATTTACCACCCGGGTCACTTAGTCTAGAGGCCATCATTGAGTCGATCATGTCTGGCAGATCGATCGTAACGTTCCCCGAAGTATCCTGGGAGACCTTAGTACTCTCAGGAACCTTGTTTATCACGATAGTAGGAGCCTGTGAGTTTTGAGCGCCTTTAGAAATAACTCTCTCACCTCTCTGTAAGATGGCTGGATACTCATCCTCGGAGAGTAACCCCGAATGAAGTCGGGGCGCCCCAGCGAATAAGCTGGCCGGGACAAATCTTTCGCGGGGATGATCGTATCCAACAAGCCCGCCGAAGTGATACACTGGGGCCCCCACTCCAGCACCGGATGCATACGCAGACGAAGCCGGTGTTGCTACTCCGGCACCAGCGGCTCCAACAGGGGCGGTGGCAAACAAACCCCCCAGGCCCCGGATTGCTGCATCCACACCAATTCGAGCCAGTGCCTGGAACGCCGATGAGATAATCACCCTAGTGAAGGCTTGAATTACCTGCTCGGCAGTGACTTTAGCCCCTAGGGCAATATCCGTAAAGACATCGGCGAACGTGTCCCCAATTCTTTGAGCGATACCTTCAGCCGAGGCAACCAATGACTGAAATATCGGATCCATGTCCTTCGTGGCTTGGCTCCACTTCTCGTTAATCAAATCTATACCCAGAGCCGTTTCTTGCGCCGAAAGGCGGGCCTCCTTCGCTTGCTCTTTCCAGGCAGCAATATCGCGGTCTGCTCTCAACCGGTTTGCTTCCTCGATCTCCCCGGCGGCTTGCAAGGAGTCGGCTTTCATCAGTTGGAGAGCTTCCTGTGCCTCACGAAGGTTCTCCGCTCTTAGTTCTTTTATTTTCTTGAACTCTTGTTCGCCTTCGAATTGCATTTCTGGGGTGTATTCGTACCGGCGATCAAAGACAGAAGACTCGACCGACTTAATCCCGAAAGGCAACTCCATCGCTTCCCGATGGCGGCGCTCCGCTTCCCGACGCCGCTCATCGGCCGCGCGCTTTTGCTCTGAAGCGGCTGCGTTAGCTTCGCGCTCGATTTCCCTTTCTCTTCTGTCTATCATCGCCCAGTAACTGTCGTCGTAGGGCCTTCCTTCGGGCTTGTAGCCGGCAAGAGGATCCTTCGCAAAAGGAGCCGAAAGAACCCCGAGCTCCCCTGCGTAACCAGATTCTTTTCCGTAGGCCTCGTACTCCGTACTGAGTCGATCTATCAACTTTCTGTCTTGACGGGCTGTAACTCCTGCAGTAAAGTACCCCCGCAATATCTCGGCAGGGGCATTCAGAAGTTCCCGTACATCGGGAGGAATTTGCCGGAGAAGGATTTCCCCGAGGGACGTGCCGCTTTCTAGTTCCTCGATTGCCATCGAGACAGCGCGGATAGAATTAGCGACGGATTGTACGCTCCCCGCAAATCCTTTAGAAGCCCCGATCTGAGAATCAAAAGTCCCTATTAAGTCTATCAGTGAATTCCCCAGTGCGGATAAGGACCTGGATACGGTAATTTGCATCCTTTCGAATTCACCACGCAGTGTCCCGGACTGCGTCAGGATCGCCTCAAAGAACTGTCTAGATGTAATCTCCCCGGATATGATAGAATTCCTCAACTTAGCCACGGAGCCGTCCATACCTTCTATACCGTCTGCCGCCGCTTTGGCCAAGCGCGGCATACCTTCCAGCATGGAGTTGAATTCTTCGGCCCGGACTATGCCGGAACCCATTGCCTGTGACAACTGGAGCAATGCACCCTGGGCTTGGAGCGCGGATGTGCCACTAACTGTCAAAGATAAGGACACAGCCTGCACGAACTCTAAGAGTTCGGATTGTGAAGCTCCTAGGCTTCTAGCGGCCAAACCGGTTCTCGTATACAGTTGGCCCAGCGCTTCGATACCGGCGCCAGTTTCTATCGAAGCGGTTGCCAAAGCTTGGTATACGGACTGTAATTCCTGGCTGGACTCCGTAACGACCTTTAACCTGTTCTGCAAGATCGTGTAAGCGTCCGCTGCTCTGAGTAGCATCGCTGGAGTTTTGCTGATTGCCTCTATAGTTGTGGATATTCCAAAACCGGCCAACATACCACCGGCAATTGTTTTCATCATGCGCAAGCTATTGGCAGAGAGCCTGGCGCTATCAACCACTTGCCGGTGGGAGCTGATAATGTCTTTTGTGGTTTGTGACGTCGCATTGGCCACGTGCCGGGTATTCTGTATTGCAGCATCGGCTATCTGCGCCGTAGCCGCGGTCGCCTGACCTGCCGTCTGTGCAGTAGAAGTAGAAAATTGCCGGCCAGAATCGGCAATCCTCTTCATCGCCTGCTCAAATTCGCGCGCGCCGGCTTGCGCACCACGGGCGTCAATTGCTAGACTTAATGTGGGGCCTACAATAGTAGTCATGCCGAACCCTTCGCCTTCGATTCAATCAGTTCTGCCAACTTGGCATCAAGAGCTTTGCATGCTGCGACCAGATCATCAAACGTGCTTTCAGAAAGCCCGTAATGGTACGCGTACATCTGGATCGCCGTCCAGGGGATCTGGGCTGTGCCACTCCAACTCTGTGACCTGCACGAATTAAGTGCCAGCCAAGCGTCCCAGAGAAAGGCCCCGTACGGGCTAAGCACCGGGTCTCTTGCTACGAAGGCCGGAGGAGGATGGCCAGCGCGCCAAGCGGCTAGGCAAATTTTCCCGGCCTTATCGCCCCACTCATGAACCCAAGTGAGGCGGTCCGTCAGTTTTTTATCAGGTCGTCCTGGTAGCCATCGGGTTGTGACGCTTGTACGATAACCCAGTCGACGAACGGCCGGTTGTCTTCGTTATCCAGCACTCTACGGAGCATCTCAGTAGAGAATTCGATGGGATTGCCATCTACGTCAATAACGCCCCGCCAGCCGACGATTACAGACTCCGCCGTTATTCTTCGTGAAACTTCCTCGTAAGCAACGGGGTCCTTGTTGAGCCCCATTATCAAGTGGCGCCTCTGAATGACCTGCGCGCGATGTGCCTTTGATAGGATCGACCGGAGTTGAACCGCAAATCCAAACGGCGTGTCAACCCAAATTCCCTCATCGGCGGTCTTCGAGTTAAAGGAGGCCCCTTTATTTCCGAGTTTCATGATGTAGCACTCTCCGAGCTTTCGCTCATAGCATCACCAAATTGCAGCATATTCGTAATCCTTTTAGTACGCCTAGGGCCTACATCTTTAGCCCATTTGCTATTCCGGAAGCCAGCCGCGGCGGCCTCATAATCCCCGCGTTGTAGGGCCGGCAACGCATTACGGAAACTCAGGAGGCCGCGGGACGAGGATCCGATACCCATGTTAAAGGCGAGCTCGACTAACGCCCGCTGCCGGACTACATCCAGGTTAGCCCACCATGGAAGATGAGTATTCAAGCCCTCAACCGCTCTGAGAATGTCATTCTTCTTGAGGTATTCGGCCTCATCGCGGTTAATCCCTACCGCATCCAAATTCCTACCGTAACCGATCGTTAGCTTATTTTTCGTATCACGATACGGGCGGGACCGGAAACCCTCTGCCTCGGATAGATCCTCCAGTAGTCGAACGTCCTTGGTCCAATCGGCAGTCATAAGGATTACTCCTGTGGCTCGGTATTAGCTGGGGCCACATAAGTCCCGATCAGGCCCCCGAGAGCGGTGATCGTGGAAGCAAGTACCATTGCGAAGTTCTGGCTACTCCAGATATCCGCCCAACTCGGCACAACCTTAATCAGAACCTCAATTAGGAACGCCGCGAACGGCACCGAGCTAACTCCACCGATAACGCCACCGGCGGCCGAACCCTTCAACTTGCTGTAATTGGTAGCCATTAGATCTCACTCCACTTTTAAGCTGGTACACGGTCGCTTACATCTACCACCACGGTAAATACGGACGACGAACCATCAGCAAAAGTAACTCTGTTTTCCACGTAATGCTTTGTGTTGTCAGTGCCCCCAGTAATGAGTACAGAGGCAACGCCATTCTGGATAGTGTCCCCGGATAGTGTTACGGTGCCCGAGGCCACCACCCAAGTGGAGATCGACACAGTCGTCCCTAAATCAGCAAGATAGCCTGACCAATCGACAAGGATGCGGGAGATAGCCCAAGGATGTTTTTTGAATATCCCGAAATCTGCAGCCATTCTAAAACATCCTTATCTTGACAAATTACTGGTTACGGCCAAAGGTCCTTCTTTGTGACGGTAACCAAGGGTGTTCCTTCGTAGAGGGATACGTACACTCGCACGCCCTCCATCTCCAGGACAAGAGTGTCTGCACAACCCTTTGACTCCGAAGCGCCTACCTGCAGCCTTACTCCTCGCCGGCGCCATCTACCGGCGTCGGCATCGGCCATAACCAGCACGCCATGAATAGTGTCCAGCTGCCTTTCGTCTTCCGGAAGTAGATACACAGCTTAAATCTCGTCCCAGGCAAAAGTAATCGTCTCCGCCGTTTTTAGGCCCTGACTCGCCGTCGGCTCCACTTCGACGACTAGTACCAGATAGTCGCCAATATCCTTCGGCAATCCAGTGCTATCGAACGGGCCTGTATTAATTGCGTCGAGGTCCGCCGGAGAGCCAGAAGTCTTCGCAAAGAAGTCGGTCATGCCGACCGCGTCGTGCTGCGGAGGATCGTTGGACTCAGTAGGGACCGCCGGCGTGCTGTAGGTGCCATCCAGAGCGTGCCACAACTTAATTCCGGTGCCGTAACCATTGCTTCCATCCGTATAGGCACGCAGGTTGCTTATCTGCGTGAACGTGCCGGATGCTATATGAAGTCTCAACCATTTCTCAAAACTGTACTCTTGCCCGGACCCAGGAACAATGAGCGGGTTATTAAGGTCGACGGTAGAATTGTCCGCATCTTTGAAACGCACCGTACCGGAAGTCTTGTCGGTAGCAGTTTGGCCAGCGCCATTCTTTTCCCGTATCTGTACTGTAGCCGCCATAACATCACCTCATCGTTTAGTAAACCGTGGCCCCATTCGTCCGATAGAAAATAATGGACCCCTGTAAGTAACAGTGAAACGCCCTCCGACTTGTTCTCCAGAAAACGACGAATCCGTGTAAGTGGTTGCAAATCTGTCTACTTCGGGCACGAAGACCTTATGTTGCGAGATCTCCCCGCTAAACACTAGGAGATCTACTGTAGTCGCGCGTTGTATAAATGCCAGGATAGCGAAATCGTTACTGACAGTTACTAGGGAAGAAAGGGCCACCGCCAATTCAAGGCCGCATGTCAACAACTCGATCTTGTAAAGCACCAGATCACAAAGGGCATATTGAAACTTACCCAACTGCACTGCTATCTCAGACAAAAATGAGGTTGTCACTTCGTCTAATACCGCCAAGTCTCCAGCAACCGGGGTTGACGTAGTAATCGCCAGTGCGGTATCAACCCCAGCCTGCGCCTGCCGCGGCACTTGAACAGTCAGATCAGCAAAGGCTGAGGAGACCAGCGTAGCCTGCGCAGCGAGGTCCGCCACAGCTAGTACAGCAAGCTGTCCGGTGTAGACGTAGATATCGAGGAAGGCCGAGGCCCCCGTAATTTTCTGCACCGGTAGATCCAACTGTGCTGGAACCGACTGAAAAGTCGAAATCGCCAAGGAGGTCTGTACCAAATCAAGAATGGTTTTCCTTGCTGGAAGATCGAAACCGACCAACCCTGATCTTTGAGCTTGTATAGCTAGGTCCGAACTTAGTTGCTCGAGCCTAGGCAGAGCGAGTGCTAAATCGAGGGAGATTTGCTCATCGTTCAATATCGAAATCGCTAGATCTACCGTAGCCACGACCGCTAAGCCGCCGCCTACTAATAGGTCAGCAACCAGCGAAGCACCTAAACTAGCCTGAACTGCGAGCTGTCCTGAAACTGCTATGGAGGACAGTATCTGAACAGCCAGCTCAACTTGCCCGGCGATGGCTCTGGCCGCCTGAATTGCCGGTGCAGCGTTTGTAACGGCCTCTATTGTCTTCCTGGATACCAAGTCAGCCGTTAACGAAACATTGAAACCAGCGACCGCCATAAAATCGAGTAAGCAAGTACGGGTCTCAAGAAATGCCGAAGCTAGATCCGCCCCGGTTTGGGAAGATACCAAGCGCTGCACGGCAACATTCAAAGCACTACTTGCACTGACAAGAGCCTGCGCCGTCAAATCAGCCGAAACGTTGAACTCCTGCCTCTTCAGAAGGGCCAGGTCTGTAGAAAGCGTGGACACGCCGGCCAACGCTGCCACCAGATCTGCCGCGACTTGCTGTGCCCGTTGTGTAACGAGCGCTATGTCTACCCCGGTCACCAATCCTGTCGAGATATAGGCAGCCAGCTCCGCCAAGCAACTGTTAGCTCTTGCGAACAACACCGGCAAATCCGCGCTAGTCTGTGCGAGCAGCGTTTGCCGAACGGCGAGGTCGGATTGTGTGGCGGCGGAGAGGACCTTCTGAGACAATAGATCGAGGTCCGATAGTGCTAAAAACACCTTGGCTAGAACACTGTCTCCGGCAGTCGTGTTCTGAAGGTTTTTCTGTGACGCCACATCTCCTGACAAATTGGCGGCAATTTGCTTCTGCACCGCCGGGTTAGCCCCCGTGGCGCTAAGAATTTCTCTTTGAATTGCCAATTCAGCGGCGGTACTCTGCGCAACTGCAAGCGCTACTGCCAAATCATTACTCAAACTCCCGGTAAGTGATTTTTGAGCGGCTAGGTCGACATTAGTACTGGTTGTGATAGACTTCTGAACGGCTACGGCAGCCGAAACCGTCTGTGTAAAAGTTTGGGCTGTTGCTGTTGATACTAGAGCAAAACCTATCGATGTCCAGTGCGCCGATGTCGTCTGTGTGAACGACTGGCTACCTCCGGAGATCGTGACGTCGGTTGCCAAAAGCGCGACTTGGACATTAAGTGTGCCGTCGCCCCCAACGGTTGTATTGGAATTCGACACCTCGATCCAGTCCCCGTTGCTCTCGCCGGTGAAGGAGCCGAACGTCGCATCCGACGACGCAAATCCTGTTAGACACACCGCAAGCCGCCCTGCCCCGTCCGGATTAACGGAAGGCGGCGAAACCGTAGTCGTTGTTCCGGATGCGGAGTTGACTCCCTCGATATACGTCCCAGTGAATGCCTGGTTGTCGGCCGGCCGGAAGATGTGGATCTGCGCAGCGAATAGGTCAGCTGTCGTTCCCCCGCTGGCCGTAACCGACAGCGTACCACTCTCCGAGCCGGTTGCAATCTTGGTGTAGATTTGCTGTCGCGCGTTGTTGCTGCCACCGTACGGATTGCCGGAAAATGATGCCTCGGAGAATCCAGTTGGCGTTGTCGTGTCACCGTTGTTATTGGTGTTCCGGGTCAGGCATTGAAGGACCAGAAGATCGCCGGCCAGGATCCCGAACGGGTACGACACTGAGTGCGAAGTCGGCAGTGTCGCGTTAGCGTAGAGCGTGCCAGAACTGACGTACTCAGGATTAGCTGACATACATTATCCCCGATAAAGTCGTCTGCCGCCGTAGTAGTCGGGCTTGCACTTCCGAGAACACAGAATCCGACCCGTCCGGATGTAATAGTCGTGTCAACAAAATCAAGGTCTGTGTCTTCGACGCCATCTATATAAACACGAATCTGACTTCCGACAATCGCGATACTCAGCGGCTGTCCGTCCGATATAACCTCAGGACGTGACAACGTCGGGTATGATAGCGATCCAGATACATTTTTTACGGTTGGTACCAGTCCGCCTGATCCGACATACGCACCATAATACGTGGCCGTATCGGAATTGATTAGGCGGACGGCCGGCCCGAGCTATCCCTCCCCGAGGACGGACATCGGGACCTACGCCTGCTGATCGTCGTCCGGGGCATCCGTCGCCCACCGGTACCCACACTCGCCGGTTGTCTTTGCGACCTCTGCTTCGTTCTCGGGGTCAGCAATCCTGCGGCGTAACTTCCGGATGAGATCCCATAATGGGATCTCCCGCAAATTAGTTACCATCACTCGAAATACGCGAAGCGATCGACTTGGAACGACGTTCCGAGCGCGGTGTCGTAAAGTGCCGTCCAAGTAGCGGTAAGCATCACGTCCCGGTTATTGCCTCCAACCTGCGGGCTGGGGGCCGTCAATTTCACCTTTGGTGCATAAAAGACGTAACCCTGGCCGTTCTTCTCTACCCAAGCCGCGATACTGGTGTTAGTATCGTTGATGAACTTACTGTAGATCGCGGCATCCCCAAAGTACGTCTCTAGCTGACCGGAGATGTTTGCCTGGCCCAAACCGACGCGGACGGCACTATTCTGCCCGATCGCAAAGTTATGGCGCAGGTTGTTAGTCAACTCCACCGTCCAGTTAGTAACATAATTGGGGCTGGTAACAATTGCTCCACCTTCCGCAAGGAGACTAACGTTATCAATGGCGTTCAGCAGTTGTTCTGAACCGACGGATGTAGGAGTGCTATCAAGCGAAGTAGTAGTAGGCACCGCCAAATCTTCGCCCAGGAATGCAAGGCTGCCGCGGAGCAATTCCCCCAGTGCAAAGTCCAGGGAAAGTCGGTCCACCATCATCCCCGTGTAAATGAGGTAATTGGGAACGGCCTGGCCAAGGAAGCCCTTCTCCACTGTGAAGGAGCGTCTGTTGTTAGAAGACGCCGTACCGACACGGCAGTAATCACCAACCCAGACCTTTATTGTCTTGCCGGTGCCGGCATCGGTGGTCCAACCGGTAGGCTTATGGTCTAACGTAAGGGCGTTGGCAGAAATTGCTGAAATCCTGGCACGGCCATTGAGCGCGGCCGTGGCGAACTTATCGGCCGTAGCAGTACCGCCAATCTTAAGCCATTGTCCGACGGCGAGACCAAGAGTGGTGAAGTCGAGCACCGTCGAAGCCAAGCCGCCAGCAGTAGCAGTAATGTCTCCGGACGCACCCTGGAACCCAACTACCTGTATCTTTGCAGTCCCTGGAGGAGCCGACTCATTTGTCAGTGTAGGCGTGCCGGCCACAACAATGGTTGTCGTAGTGGACGATCCTACTCTGAAGATGCCGTTATTGGCGGCGTTAGTAAATCCCGTAGTATAGATAAGATGCCCGGCTTTAAAACTGTCGCCGCCGGAGACCACCGTAAAAGTATCGGTCGCGTCCGCTACATCAGTGATTACACTGTCGGCAACTCCGGCGTTAGCGCGAACCGGCATGGCAGTCCAAGCCTTGAACAATGCCGCCGAGATAAAGTCGTCGTAAGTCCCGTAGGACAGAGCAATCTGCAGTTCTCCGGCCGCCCGACGAAGGGTCTGAGTCAAGTCCAGAGTCTGTCGGGTATCCGTAATCTCCGGACTCGTGATAGTATCTACGGTACGAGACAATGTCTCGGACACGTACCGGAGAGACTGCATCTGAGGGCTGCCAGGAGTTACACCCCAAGCCTGTTCTTCAATGTAAGTAAGACGGGTCAAACTACTTTCGGACATGGCAACTTTCCTTTACATCCAACGGGCATTAACTACTACATCAAAATAGTACGGGCACCAAAGATTCAACTGCCACCAACCCTCCTCAACCCATCCCGTAGTTGATTCATATGGCACCTGGAACCACACGCCATCAATCTTACGTTTTTCGAGAAGTTGCCTAGCTTGGTCGACCAGCCAATATCCCCGCATTGAACCAGCAATGGCCGGTACGAACACCTGAACGAATACCAACCCAGTATGCCTTACGATTATTTGTGGCCCCAAGGTCTTCTGTTCAGACGAAGTAGGTTGTGTACCTACACGAATAAACTCTACCCCAGCCTGCGGTTGGTAGCCGTTATTACTGTAGGCCACCTCAGTATGTGTCCAATTACTCTCAAACAGGGATTGTACGATCCCTTCCACCACGACACTCATACAACTATACCCCCAGCCACGGCCTGCAACTGGTCCATTACCACGTAAACCACTCCGTTCGGGGCCTGTGTAGACCAACCGGACTCAAGCTTCATAGCGTAATGTAGGCTGTTGTGAAAATATACAATCTGGAACGGATCCACAGCAAGCGCCGGGATCGTCATCGTAGCCCGGGCCTGTGAGCGGGCCCCGGAGGCGTCAACCACATCCTCGACTTGGGCATTAATAGTTCCCAAGGAGACAAACCAGTTAGCTCGGAACCGACCGCCTACATAACCGGGTGGAGCGGGCATCTTCCAAAGATCTGGATTTCCTACCGGGCTTCTTAAGATGATCAGCCTCATCGAGTCTAGAGCAATTTTACGAACTACTACAGACATCGATTTCTTCGGGACATCGAGAGCTAACCGGAGTATTTCGGTTCTCCAGCCCTCAAAAGAGACCGGCATTCAGTTACCGCCACTGATACAACGGAGTATCGGTGCGCTTCACACGAAATCTACGGAGGCTGCCCTCCGGAAGCTCTACTTCTGCAATGATAGTATCGCACTCAAAAGGATTGGCACCACCTGGGTACGACTTTTTGCCGCCAAGCTTGCTCCGCCTCTTTTTCTCAGCGGCCACAACAGCGCGGTATCGCTCGTGCGAGATATACCACTGGCGGCCGAACTGGCTGTTATGGATGATGTAGTACCGCATGGCAAGCCTCATCCTATTTGATGTGAAGTTCCCACAACACCGTAACGGCTCCAGGAGAGTGCCGGATACACTTGATGATCGTGCGTGTATCATCCCCAATAACAACCCTATCCCCCACTACAGGGTCGAAAGCAAGGCCTTCAGGGCTTGCATACACAACCTTGTTAACGGTTGTAGTCTCCTTTAGGAGCGTAGTAGGCTCGTCTATCACTACGTAGGCAAACTGACTATTAACGGTTTGAAAATTCTCTCCGCTGACAGCGTCAAACCCCGATGTTGTAACTCTTTGAATAGCTACTGTCGTTCCGAATTCTTCGATTAGGGGTGTTACTACGGAGTTCAGTATCCCGTTGTAATCAAAAGCCATGCTCGTAATACCTACGATAAGTGCGGGTGATTAGAAACCAGAGAATAGCCGAAGGGCCAACTTCGGAACGGCAAGTGTAACGACTTCCCCTCCGGAAAAAGCGTCGAACTCAATAGCGGCTTTCACTGCATCCGGTGCTCTAGCCCCATTAAATAATGCGCCGTAGGCGTACTGGGAACCGCTCCCAATCGCAATGTAGGGTGCAGAAATTGCATAGGCAACCCCATGGGGGGTATCAAGGACCTTTACTTCACCGTCGGGGCTGATAATAAGAGAATCGAAACAGCCGCTATCCCTTTCCGGTAAATCTAACCGGGTAGTCTCCCCTCTCAGATATTCTAGCACTCTTTCCTGAAATCCGAGCGGGCCGGAATACCCCCATAAGTGGCCGGATTCAAACTTTCCGATTTTTGAGGAATAGCCTACTTTTGTGGTACTGACCGTTACGAGACTGTCCGAAGCAAGGATCCCGTCGCGGTAGACAATAACAGTCATATTACACCCTTATTACACTGACGTCCCCGTAACCACGAAGTACCGATTTGAGCAACGCGTCTACCTCCACGAATCGGATTTCCACGCTACCAGCCCCGCCAGCCGCGTACTCCACTTGATCCACAATTGGCCCAACCTCGCGGCGGCGGGACTTAACTACAGTTTCGGTAGACTCTCTATAAAGAGGAGCCGTGAGAGCTATGTGCGACAAGGCGCAGGTAGCCCGCACGACGGCGCTTGGTACACCAATAAGCTGCCGGCCCTCGGCATCGTAGGCGCCCTGTCGCGGCCAAGCCAAAGCTTGCGTTTCCACCACTAGGTATCCAACAAACTTTTTGGAGAAGCGCGAATCAATGTACTCAGTAGCACGCACTATCGCAGCCTTACGCGCACTAGCACTAGAATCCCGCCAAGCTGCATCATCCCTGCTAAGCCAGTACGAATCGGCCGTGGCGAGGGAGCAGTAACTATTTGCCGTGGATAACCCCGAGCCGTCCTCCACAACGAAGACGCCCCCACCATCGAGGACCAATAACTCGATGGTGTCTTGTAGAGCGCGGCCTCCAGCTGTAGTGACGTTTAAGGTAATGTAGATACTCTTCCCGGCTAACTGTGTCTTAGCCGTAGCCGGGGTCGTGGCTTTCAACCACAACGTAGACGTCTTGGTAGTGTTTGATTGTTGGTGAATTGCAATTGTGGCCGCTAAGGCATCTGCCGGCAGTACGAACTGTGACGTCGCAAGAGTATCCGATACCGGATCGAGTTCTGTGGACCAATCCCGCGTGTAACTGACAGTAGTATCAGGATCAAATGGTGGGGACCAAGTTGTCATTAGTCCTGCTCACTCGCCCGCCTTCGGAGGCGGCGCTGTTCCCTGCGGTTGCTGTTACGGCGCAGAGATTGGGGAACTTCGGCACTAGCATCCTTCGAGTGGGGCTCCTCTTCGACGGCGGCGGCTTCTTCCTCCGGCTCCGCCACTGCAACTTCTTCAGTAACAGTTACTTCTTCCAGGGTTTCTTCTTCGTGCCTTTTTTCTTCATCGAGCTCTTCTTCCCGCACCCCATCATCAGCCCCTTTTAGACTGTCCTGAGTAGTATGAGCCGAAATGGCAACGAAGGCCCTAGCCTGAAGCCGTCGCTTTAAATTAAATCCTGTGACGCTCATTAACCTACACTCTCCTTTACGGGTTAATTACAGCGATCTTATGGCCTGGCGAAACGGCGCGCCAGACCTCACCGGCTGCAGGAAGATAAGACGAAGTAGCCAGCGCGGTCGGATCGGCCCCAATAAGAAAGCAACAGGCACCATCCGCAGTAATACGCACTAACTGAGTACTGGCATTGAATGCCGCCGATTGTGTAGAAGACGCCCCCAGAGCCACCCGTTGGGTAGCCAGCGGCAACCCTACGAGCTGGGTGGGGCGATTATTCGGGGCAAGAAACGTGTGCCCACTAAACTCATCAACGTATGCAAACGCCATCTCTCACTCCTCTATCATTCTAGACGATTGGTTGTTCTATGGCTAGCCGCCAATACGGCACCGGTGTCAGTTCGCGCACTAGTGTAAGGTTCTTGTCCAGGTGCCGCACCTGTGCCCGAAGCTTGAAGGTGTTACCTGTCTTCTCCAGGATCTCACAAGGCATCCCTGCGATAGTTACGTACTGCCCCACTTCAAAGGACGGTCCGGAACCTTCGAGTGCCAACTCCGGCTCGATGACGTAAACCTCACCGTAATCGTCCAGATGAGCCCGTACAAGGTACTCTGGATAATTGGCGCCGTAGCGCACATCGATTACGTAACCCACCCAGTTACCGCGGGCAACACTGACCCGGACCCGATCGTTAACCTGGAAGGGCATGACAGACCTACCGTGATCAGAAAGGATTACTGAATTCAGGTATTGCTTTGGCGCGGGATCCTGACCAAGGCAAGGTACTTTTTATGGAGCCTCCAAGCGTCGGCCCACGCTTGCAGTTCGGCTGGCTCTACTGTAACGACAGGCTTTCCGAAAGTGTAAAGCTCCTTAGGCAGCGGCTATCGACCGACTCCTAGTGCACAACATCAGGTTTGCTGATTTCGGCTAATTGTGCCCAAGCGAACATAGTTGTGCAGCTAAGCGCTTGATGTGCCAGTTTAGCCTGCTTGGGGCCGCAGAGTACCTCGACCCCATACAACACACGAGCGGAAGCGATGCTAAGGGCGATAAGGGCTACAAATACAGGAAGCCCACTCTCACAAAGCACCTCCGAAATTGCTCCCTCTAACCGAACCCCTCTTTGCAGGGTTTCGTTGTCATCGTCATCGTCAGTCATTGCCTACTCCGCCGGACCAGCCAGGACAACTGCAGCTTCATTAGTCGTCTCCACGAACTGCGAACCATTCCCGCCACAACGCGACTGCTGTAAAGGTACTAGGTGGAAAGTTAGCACCTTCCGCGGCTAACTGCCCGACCGCATCCACCAAACCATCCAGTACCGCAGTCAACTGCCGACCATACAAAAATAAGGATCCGTCTACAGGGCGGAAGACTTCCAGGGTCCAATCATACATATAGGACCCGATGCAGGATCTTAAAGCGTGCTCAGCAGGAAGTGCGACCGTTTTGCGCACCTTGTCTGTGACGTGCTCCCCAAGCCCGGCTTCTCTTACGTCTACGAGCTTATCAGAGTCATCTAGGATTGCGATGTCCACCAGCGAAATTCCTTTTCTAAAGGTTTACTGGCAATACATATGCCGGCCTGATGAGTATGTAAATGTCCCGCGGCGTCCCTTTTTTTGGGGGACTTCTTGCGTGTTAGATTACGCCGAAGTTGTCCAGCACCTGATATTCCCACGAACCAAGGTGCGTCAGCCCATAGTTTGCGTCGTCGACAGTTAGCCGGACGTCACCCTGGCTGACGTTGAAATCGGCCAGGATGTCGTTTTTGCCAACGATGAACAAATCTGCGCCCCAATTGCCCCGCAGAGTGTCGGGCACCTTGTCGTCGACAAACCAGGCGAGGACCTCGCCCTTGTAGGCTGAGCCGACGTTGTTGCCGGACAGGATGTCCCTTCCGCCGCCGCCGTCCAGCGTGTCGGCTCCGTAGCCCCCGATCAGCCAATCGTTGCCTCCGTAGCCGAACAGTTTGTCGGCGTTGGAAGTGCCGACCAGGTAGTCGTACCCAGAAGTACCGTATTTTGTCGCCACTTTCATCTCCTATTAAGAGTTTACACACGTCCCGTGGCGTCTCTTTACAGCCTCCCGTTGTTCCGGCCGAAACTCCGGGGAGTAAGGGCAGCGCAACAAAATCGCCCATCGGTTTAGCTATTGGGCGGGCCCAGGCCCAAAAAATCATGCGTAAATCAGCGTGATTTTTTAAAGTGCCTTTACGACCCGCGGGCATTGCCCGTCTCAAATACCGAATTTGAAGGAAAGCGCAGTAAACTCGGGCATTTATGGCCTTTCCCTTTCGCTTACGGATCAAGCTCATTCCCTGCAAGGCTGTCGGCCAACAGGGGCACGACTTCTGACACGCCCCAGATTAAGACCAGTAAGAGATTCAGATAGGCCAGTACCATTTCGTGGCCTCTAGAATTACCATAATAAGGATACCGGCGAACAATCCGGTCGCTATGCAAAGGGCGTAACCGGCAAGGTCCAGCGGTCGAGCCTCAGCATCCAGTTTGGCATCACCCATCAAACTGTCGAAGTAACTGCGCGCCTCGTTTCCAGGGGCGTTCAGCAGACGGAGGACTTCATCGGCGAACTTTGCGAGCTGGTCGTTGGATTGTAGTACGTCGTACGGATCAACCTCCAGAACTGCCATGTTGGAGGTTTGAGTGGCGTCACTAATGCAAATTCGTGCGCCATTAATGTCCGAGTGACAAAGCAAGTTAAAACGCTGTTGGGGGCTCATTACCACCATCTCCACTTACAACCAGTAAACCACCATTATGACTACGGTTAGAAGAACCGCGGCGACGGTCATTAAGATTTCCCGCGAGCTGCAAGAAGCTAGCCCGCGGCGCCAGGCCTTAGCAGTAAAGTACGGCTTACTCTCCATCACCACACCTTCGCGCCCGTTTGAACTGACCATGTCATATCAACACGTATGAAGTATAGCTGATTGTAACGAAGTCTGCTGGCACGGGATTAGAGGTAGAAAAGGCAGGCCCCACCTTTGTGGGGCAGGGCCTGCCCAAGCTTGGGGTTAGGCCGTCGGAGTGGCCCAGACGAAGACGTTCACAAAGTCCCCGGAGGCGATGTTAACCGATCCATCGTCAATTACTTTGACATGGGCCGGCACCGACGCCGTGGCATTGTGAATCGTGACCTTGCCGTCAAACGCCCGGATGACCCCGGCGCTGGTGGCAATCTGCACGAGGACTCCCGTAGGATTGAACGGGACAAACACACGGACCTCATCCGCCGCTGCATACACCGCGTTCATCGTGAGGTTCGCCACGGCAACCAGCGGGCGCCCGTCGTTTGAGGCACCAGCCATGCCAGAGACATCCGGGGCCGTGGTGGCGTTCTCGGTCACCACCAGGTTTGCCGTGGCCGCCGGACCGATCCTGGTGTTCCAAACGAAGACTTTGTCCGTAGACGCGACAGCCTTGATCGGGGGCTTGCTGGACCGAGTGTCGCCATTAATGGCCGCCGCAAGCGACGTGGCGCTGGCAGCGCCAGAGGCACCATTCGTCCAGACACCATTAGGGAAGTCTTCGGTGTCCGCCTCAAGGTAATCGACACCACCAATCGTTACCTTCTTCCCGGCATCACCGGCAGCATCGCTGAAGTCAATTACAGCAACCGCCAGGACCCCGCTGTGGACCAAAGAGCTAGAAAGATCGGCACTCATTACCGTACTCCTGAAAGACTAAAAGATTAGGTAGGGGTTATCGTTTCAGCTGGGCGTTGATACTGTTAACGGCTGCGGCGAGAGAAGCGACAGCGTCAACCAGCACGGTGTTCAGGGCCCTCTGGGTAGTTAGCTCAGCTTGGACCTCCTTGAAGTTCTTATTGGCGATGCCCTGAGCCGTGGCATCCCAAGTCGCTCCAATGTTAGCCAACGTGTTGTCAAGGGTGCCGGTAAGCGTCCCGCCCAGGGTGTCGATGTTGGTTGCCGCAGCAAGCGTGGTGCTAGCAGCGCCACCGGTACTATCCGTGAGGGGCGTACCAGGGTGGTGCATCCTCTCCTGTAGAGTCTGTTGACGTACGGTCATGTCTACTACCTTCCAAACGATGGGGGAAGATCAGCAGACAGCCCCAGTTGGGTTGGGGCTGTCTGCTGGCTCAACACCCTGGGATTAGCCGTTGGTCTCAAGCCGGACCAACGGAATGTTCTTGTCCGCCCAACGCTTCTGCCAGTTGGTGCCGGTGGCAAGCTCGATGTTGGTGGGGCTAGTCGAAGCCGCAGTACCTACCCAAGCCACCCCTCGGGGGTGCAGGATAAAGTGCCGGCGGTTGATCAGGTAGTTGGTGCTGCCGAGCGAATCCCGGTCCGTCTCCACGAACTCGTCCGGCTCCGGGCCACCATCACCAAAGGCGATGGCGCCTTCCCCAAACAGGAACGTGGAATACACCCAGCCCGACGTGCCGCCGGCGACGCGCGGGCAGCCGTCATCAACGATGACCCGCCGACCCAGGAAGGTGTCGATGGAGATCGTCTGGTCCTGAAGCTGCCTGGTTTCGATCAGGCCCATCTTCTGCAGCCGGGAGAACGGCTTTGAATGCATGGCAACGGCGGTAATCGCCTTCCAGCCATCCCCAAGCAGATTGACGGCGTCCACGAAGGTGTCCGAACCAATCTTGTTGGCATCGGTGGCCGCGTTTCCGTCGGCGATCGAGACGTTGAGGGTGTGGCTGGCTGCCAGAGCAGAAGCAAAAATCCCGTTGAGGCTGGGAATAAGGATGTACGACTGCATCTGGCGGCTCCAGTACGTAGCCGTCAGGTCAGCAATCGCCATCATCGGGTCATCTCCGGAGATGTGCTTCACCAGATCGTTGGCGCCCCAGGACTTAATGAGGAAGTGTTTGACAGCCTCATCCTTGGCGGCGCCGATGTTGCCAGGGGTCGACGCAAACGTGTCGGACTGGACCTCCGGGGCACCACTCAGATCGTTCCAGTACGGAAGCGGGAACGTCTTTCCGGGTCCGGACGCCAAACTATCCAGAACTCCATCGGTCTGGACAATTCCGCCCATGTACAGATCAAACAGCTCCTTGGTGCGCTGGATGGAGTACGCCGAGTAGACAACAGGCTCGATGATATCGGCCAGTTTGGTGACCATAGCATTTACCTCGCAAATTGTGGCCGATAATCAGCGGCCAGTTATCTGATTAAAGAGAAACGCCAGCCTCCCGCTTCAAGCGGTCGGCTTTTGCGGGGTCGCCCCGCTGAATGATACCCTGTTTGGTAAGGTTGAAGCTTTCCCTGGACCACGGGTTCGCTTCACTCTTTCTTCCGACTGCACCGCCTGGCGCATCTCCACCGGAGGAAGGAGAAAAGAACGCAGGAATGAGTTCGCGCAATTCTTCGACGGCCTCCGAGACGGACTTCGGCTCTCCCTTGGGACCAAATTCAAGGCTAATTTCGCCACCGTTGGATGCCGACTTGGAGCCAACCTTAATGGCGCCATCGATTACGTGAATACGAGACAAAAGTCTGTTGCGCACATCGACGTAATGCTGCGGGAGCACTCGATTCTCTCGGCAGGCGTCATCCAGGCTGGATTCTACCAGCTTGGTGTTGATTTCGGTCTGCAAGTCGTTATTGCGCCTCGTAAGCTCGTTAATCCTCTCCTGGAGGGTTGTAAGCTGCCTCTCGTGGCTGGCGCGCATCGCCTCGGTGACTCGCTCGATGGCTTCCTTGCCTTTCCCATCAGCGAGTAGCCGCAGGATCTCGTCCTGCTCGGCTTCCTTCAGTAGTCTCTGGAGGCGCTCGACGCCCTCTTCGCCGCCCAACCCTTCGATCTGTTTAGTGACTACAGCGAGTTTCTCCTTGAGTTCTTTCTTCTCCGAGATCAACTCGGAGTTGTTCGTCTTAAGTCCCTTGACTCTCTCAGCGACAGCGACCTCAACAGCCTCCTGGAAGCTGAGCTCTTCCTTGGTGTCGCTGTTGCTCTCTTCCGTCTCTTCAACATTCTTCGGCATAACCACTCCTGCGGTTTAAGGATGATGACCGCCGCCTTCTGGCGGCTGGCTGGGTACCCCCTAGTTCTTGGCAATTCCTGCCAAGGCTAGCTCGGCTTCTACCAGATCCGCGATTATCTGCAAGGCGAGCGAGGATATCTTCGCTTGCACGCCGTGGCAGCCTTCGCACATACCCGGCAGGTAACTTCGTTCCATTGGGGACAGCGCCCTCCCGCAAGTCGGGCACCGACCTAGGGGCGCGCGGGCGATCCAAGCCGCGCTCGTCTTTTCGTAATTCTGGGGCACCCCTTCTTTCATCGCGTGTCGTTTCCCTGTCCTTGGGGCGGGGCGCCGTGAGCCCCAGCCTATTGGCAGTATATGTTTGCCACGGCAGCCTGTTGTTGGCGCGTTCAGCCTATTGATACTGTACATTTGCCTTATTGGCCACGCCGGGGCACCGTCGAGCTGCATAGACTATTGGTAGTATATATTGACCATATAGCACTATCGTGAAAGCGTGTATCTGGCCCGCCGCCCAAAATCCCGGCGCCCGTCACCCACCAAAAGTCAAGCAAAAAAGCCCTGCAATTTTGCATAGCTGGTATGCCAGCTGGCATAGCTGCTCCCACCAGCCAGCACTGAAAGTCAATAAGCAATTTTGCATAGCTGGTATGCCAGCTGGCATAGCTGCTCCCACCAGCCAGCACTGAAAGTCAATAAGCAATTTTGCATAGCTGGTATGCCAGCTGGCATAGCTGAGCACAAAGCAATTGGGCCAGCGGGCAGCTGGCCCAATTGCGCTGCCTGGCGCGCTAAGCTGCTTAAGCTAGCAAGCTAGCAAGCTTAGCGCGCCGCTATTCCCGGCTTACTGCTGCGGGAGCTCCCGCTTCAGAAGCCTGCCATTCCGGTACCACTCTTTGGTACCATCCGCCCATTCAACCGCGGGGCCGTCATCCCGGTGGAGTTCGCCATTCTGGTACCATGCTTTGGTACCACTAACCCATTCAACCGCGGGGCCGTCATCCCTGTGGAGTTCGCCATTCTGGTAC